TTATTTTTCTCCATTGTAATTCTTTAATATTTCGTCAGCTTCATACTCGGACTTTGATTTTGCTGCTTTCAATTTTTGCTCCAGTTCTTGTTGCTTACGTTGTAAAGCTAATATCTTATCCTTATATGGCTTGACTCTCATCATATACTTCCAAGCCGATTCCCCCTCGTTTCGTTTGATACCAGTTATTTTCTCCCATTTCTGTGCAAATTCCTCGTTAGTTTCTTTCGCAATCTCGGAAAGCCCAGGCGCAATTTTCTTATGCAGATTAACAAATTTCCAATAATCGTCAGACAACATTTTGCGTATCCTTTGGTCTTCAACTCTTGATGCAAATTGACTAGAATCCTCATCATCTTTCTTCTTTGGAAAAGGAAAGCTATACACTTTTTCTTTAAGAATTGGTATTGCTTTTTGTGAACTTTCCTTTTTCAGCAACATTCTATTTTGGAAATAGCTATCCTTAAAGGAAACATGACCTCCATTCTCAACAACATCTTGAAAATACAAATCGGAACCATCCAAAATTCCATCAGGATAATATTGTGGCTTCGTTATACCATCCTCAATAAAATATAGCGTTGAAAAACTTTTCTTGTCACTTTTTCTAATGCCAACCCTATAAATTGGTTTCTCTCCGAACAAAGAGCACCAACACTTAGAAACAACAATATAACCAGAGATTCTTTCTCTGCCTATATACATACCATTAATATATTTATTGAAACAAGCATCGTAAATACTTGAAATTCGTATAGGATTTGATACATCAAAACCAAAGTGACCAACTGCATTAGCGCATCTACCAAAATCCTGCTTGTTCGGTTCTGGTATTGTGCGAGGTTCACTATTCCTCATATTTCCTAGTATTTCCTTTGCTCTTTTTTCACTTAGCTCACGATTCACGCTTATTATTCTCTGTACAAATATTATAGCAATAATAGCCAAAAGCAACATTATACCAATAAATACTTCCATTATATTACCCCCATTCTTTTATGAACCAACACTAAGTCATTTCCTTTCATTACCACCAATATCCAGTTCAGCATTGTACCCAAGATAATAGAAAGTACTATTAACAGAAGAATTAATAAAAACACATTCATACATTATACCATTTACGAGATTTTATCTCTTTCATTTTATCACGATATTCATTCACTCTTTTCATGTAGTCTTCCCTGCTTTCACCGAAGTCCTGCATCGGTCTTTCAGGTGTTTTTATGTTTGCTATAACATCTTCTTTAATTGACTCAAAAGCAATATATGAACCAATAGGATTTACCAGCAACTTAATAGTCTCTAATATAGTTGCTCGCCCTAAAGTGAAATCTTGGTAAATTCCCAATATCACACCTATCACAAGAACAATCATCAATAGTAATGCCGTGACACCCTTATATCTTGGAGCAACGTAAGCACCACAATAGACAAATCCATATCCAGCAAATCCATTCGCCAATATCGAAACTATAGCACCGACTATATTAATCGTTTCTCCATTAATAGTTACTCCCCATCCAAAGTTCAAATAACCAGTTAACATAGAAAACAAGTAACATACATACATTCCTACTATAGAAGCAGGAATAACACCAATCCATCTTAATACTTTCATTTTTCTACCACATTTTAATTACCCTACATTTGCTTGTCTCATGCCACCGCCTAAGATAGATAGTAGCTGGTCGTAGCGTTTCTCCAACTCCTCGTACTTCGCCTTCCAGACGGAATCATCCTGATGATACTCCTGCTCAGGCATATCATGCTTAGGTTCTTCGGCAACCATATAAGAAGAATCATCCGCATCTTGATTACTATACATAGTACCAACACCACGCATCAACCACTCAGCAGACACATCAGGAAAGGCATCCAGTATCTTCGCTACGATATTGGCTGCTAAAGTTCTATCACCTCTTAACTGAGGATTCAGGGTAGCTTGCGCTACATTAATCTGTTTAGAGAGGGCGTTAACGGAAATAGATTTATCCTCTAAAACCAACTTAACTCTCTGATAAATAGTTACTTCCATACATTTTACATTTATAAATACTAACTAATTAATCTTAAAGGACTAATCTTTTTCGAGAAAATGTTTGGTAGTTTACTCGGAAAAGAGTACCTTTGCAACCGTAAACAAGTAAGTTGCTATATATTAAAAGCAAAATTACAACAAAAAATTAAGATATGCAAGTAAAAAAGATAAAAATTATCAAAGTTTCACCTGAAGGACGAAAAAAACTTGTTGAGCGGTATGGTTGCAGAAAGCAAACAATCTACAACGCTCTAGGTTTTAGAAGTCAGAGCAGTCAAGCCGAAAGCATCAGGCAGGATGCCTTGAATGAGTTCGGAGGTATAGAAGACGATAAGATAGTGTTCTACTAATAATAAAGAAGGAGGTTATATGACTGGAATCGTTTACCGAGGTAAAAGCAACCAACCTCTAACAAATAGCAAACTGGTTGCTGAGGTATTTGAAAAGCCTCATGATAATGTCCTCAAAGCAATAAGAAAGATACTTCAAGGGGGTATCGTTAAAAATGACGAGACCCCGATGTTTGAGGAAACGACCTACATCAATGAGCAGAACAAACAGAGTTACCCAATGTTCATCATGAACCAAGACGGTTTCACTCTGCTGGCGATGGGATTTAATGGCAAGAAGGCGATGGAGTTCAAACTGAAATACATAGAAGCCTTCAACGCTATGAAGAGACAGATTGAGCAAACTAAGCCATCCGTTCCTCAGAACTATCTCGAAGCTCTCAAATCTCTGGTCAAGTCTGAGGAGGAGAAACAGCAGCTAGCCTTGGAGAACAAGCAGCAGCAAGCAACCATCCTCACTATCAGCAAGGAGAACATGGAACTGGGCAACAAGATTACCGAAATGCTGCCGAAGGTCAGCTACTACGACAAAATCTTGCAGAGTAATGCCACTATGACCGTCACCCAGATAGCACAAGACTACGGAATGAGTGCCATGAAGCTGAATAAAGAACTGGAAGCGATGAAGATTCAGCATAAGGTTCGAGGTCAGTGGATATTGTACGGAAAGTTCCTCACTGGTGGTTACGTTCACAGCAGAGCGGTAGATATACTAAGAAGTGATGGTCGGCACGATGTGAAGTACAACACCGAGTGGACAACAAAAGGAAGAATCTTCCTATATGAATCACTCAAAGCGAAGGGCATTCTCCCCTTAATAGAGCAGGAGAACACTCCCAGCGATAAGGGCACTGGTGGAACAGAGCCATCCAAAGCAGCTAGTGCAAGTCAACAAACCCTCAAATTCAACTGATATGATAGACCCAGAGATTAAGGAGCAGCTAGACCGCATCGAGCAGTATTCGCTGATAGCAGCAAAGAATGTTCTCAACATTAAGGAAGCTGCAATCATACTAGGCATGACGGTTCGAGGAGTGAGGGAGAACGTCAGAAAGCACATACTCCCCTGCTACAAGCCAAACATCAACCTACTCTACTTCAAGAAGAGTGAGTTGGAAGACTGGATGATGCAGAACCGCAGCAAGAGCATGGCAGAGATAGAATCAGAGGCAGCAGCCTATTGTGTAACCCATTAAACAGATAAACTTATGTTCGCAGATATTATGTTCGTGGCATCTATAGCCATGTTTGTCCTCTTAATAAAGGAAATGCGCTCCTACTTCAAGGAGGTAGGCAAGTAGATATAAGGAGATTGAACCTCACAAGTTGAATTTAGTATTAAATTATTAATTTGTTAAGTCTTGTAATGTTTCAGCCATCGAATTTTCATTCGTAAATAGCAGAGGTTTTTTGGAGTTTGCTACTCCCAGTCTCCACAAGTGATAAATATAGTCATTTTTTACTCATGTTTTTAAGTTAGTATAAATTGTTGATTAGCCAGCGCAAGTAACTCAGTTGGTAGAGTATGAAGGTTCATCCCCTTCGAGGTCGTGGGTTCGAGTCCCACCTTGCGCCCCATATAGCCCGATTCCAAGGCTTTATATCGGATAGGATAAACCTTCCTAGAGAGGTACACGTACCCAAAAGGAGCATCATTAACCACAGATGATGCTTAGACGTGGAAGTGGCAAGCTAATACATACACCCACTGGGTGGAATTTGGAACGCTTGGAGTTCACTTGTGAAGATGCAGACCTCATGCCGTGACCCTTAAAGATAAGGTAGCAGAAAGGTAGAAGCGCACAACTACAAATCGGTTCTAATGCAGCCAGCAAGTTGAATTTCTTTTTTTAATAGTTGATAAATAGTTCTGATTCATAAAGTAAATATATCACAATATGTGCGATTACTAGTGCTGGGAGTTCTAAGCCTCCATAAATGCAGAAGAGAACCAAGGAGCGAGTCAGCATCCGGCAAGATTGTATAGATGTCGCTCCACAGAGGTGGCTGTTTTCTCATTACATTTAGCAGCCCCTCCTTTTCTAAAGGAAATTGCAAATATTGACATGTTGAAATTTACCATACAAATTACATTGTGAGACGGTAGCGACCGCTCAGGTTATATTAAAATAACGAACACTCGCCCCCACCATTCGTGAGAATCGTGGGGTTTTTAATTTGAACATTTAAACTATACAATATGAGATATAAAGCAAGCAGTTGTCACGATTGTCTCTTCTTGACCATGTGTGACAATCCGAAACGTAACCCAGATGGTGGCTACCGATGTAGCCACTATGAATGGAAGTATCAATAACAACTTAAATACATAAAAGATATGGGTAATTTAGATTATTACAACAAACTCAAAGTCGTTCCTCAACAGGCACTCAGACAAATTCAGTCAGGAAGACTTAGAGGAAAACACGACATCAACCCAATGTGGCGCATCAAGGCTATGACAGAGCAGTTTGGTGTGTGCGGAATCGGTTGGAAGTACGTAATCACCAAGCAGTGGACAGAGACTTTCGGAAGTGAGGTAAAAGCCTATTGCAACATCGACCTCTTTATCAAGGTGAACGGAGAATGGTCAGATGCCATCCAAGGAACAGGAGGTTCGTCAGAAGTATCAATGGAAAGCAAGGGTGCATACGTATCTGATGAATGCTACAAGATGGCACTCACAGATGCCTTGTCGGTTGCAATGAAGGCACTTGGTGTAGCAGCAGACGTTTATTTCGAGGCAGGAAAGGACATCATAGACATTGATAGTAAGTATGGTGCTCAGGATAGTAGAGCAGCGCAGCAGCAGACACAGACTCAGCATCCAACCGCTCAGACAGCACAAGCCGCCCAGCAGCCAGCAACACCCCAGTATCACACCAATGACTTGAACGAAGGATTGGCATACCTTAGCAGATGTGTCAACAAGGATAATCTGGTATGGGTTGTTCAGACATACAAGCCGCTCACCGCCAGCCCTCAGTTCATGCAAGCAGTATCAGCTAAGAAGAAAGAATTAGGATTACAATAATATGACAGCAGAAACAAAGAAAATAACCCTGAATGTGCCAAAGGTCACATTCATTGAGGAGTCTCATCAGTACTTCATTGGCAAGAAGGAACTGAAAGGTGTAACTGGAACGCTCATCAAGAAAGCATTCCCCGACACCTACAAGAACATTCCTGAATCGGTATTGATGAAGGCAGCAGAGCGAGGAGGTCTTATCCACAATACGTTTGAAACCTTCTGTTCCATCTTCGATGCAGACCTCAAACAATACCCGAACCCTACGGAAGAGCTTCTTGCCTTCCATAGTATGTTAGTCGCATACGATTTACACTATGTAGCATCCGAGTATCTTGTTACAGATGGCGAGAACTTCGCTTCTGCCATTGATGGAATCTTTGCCGACAAGGAAGGAAACATCTATCTGGTAGATTACAAGACCACAGCCACCCTCCACTACGACAATGTATCGCTCCAACTTTCCATCTATGCCAAATGGTTCGAGGAGCAAAATCCAGACTTGAAGGTGAAGGAGATTGTTTGTATGTGGTTCAAGAACGGACAGAGCAAATTCCAGCCACTACCTAGGGTAGCTGATTACCAGATTGACGATTTAATCAACGCTTATCTCGCTGATGATACCGACTATCAATATAAGGTAGAGGTTCCTGAGCAGTTTTCAGCACTAGAGCAGGAGTACAGACTAGTTTCCGCTCGTATGGATGCCCTAAAGATTAAGCAGGATGATTTGAAGGAGCAGATGATGAAGATGATGGAAGCCAACAAACAGAAATCCATCAAGACCAATATCGGTTCTTACTCTTATGTTGATAGCACCACTAAGAGAACGCTCGACATGAAACTCTTCAAAGAGAAATATCCAAATGCTTACGAGAAATTAACAAAAGTCAGTATCTCCAAGCCGTCAATAAGAATCAAACTTAATTAAGTAACAATATGAATGTAAAGTTTACAGGCAAGATTATTGCAGCAGGGCAAGTTCAAATGGGAACTTCCCAAAACGGAACCCAATGGAGTTCCCAAGAGTATGTTATTGAGGAACTGAATCAGCAGTACCCTTCAAGAGCCGTTATCCAAGTTTACGGTTCTGACAAGATTCAGCAGTTCGGCATTCAGATTGGTGAAATCATCACCGCAAACATCGGATTGAAGGCACATCAGTCTAGAGACGGACGTTGGTTCAACCAGTTGGACTGCTGGAAGGTGGAGCGACCAAATGCCCAGCAGCAGGGTCAGATGATGCAGAGCCAAATAGGTCAGGTTCCTCAGCAGCAAGCAGCCAACTATCCACCGCAGCCAGCACCTATTCAGCAGCAGATGCAGACTTTTCCTCCTCAGGTTAATGCAAGCGGTCAACCTATTCAGCAAAATGCTCAATATGCAGGTGGTCAGCAGAAAAGTGGTCTCCCATTCTAAACATTAATATATAAGGTATGGAAATCCATCTAGTAAGAACCTCCACTGGTCTTCGCCCATACACGGATGATGATTACGAGGAAATGAAAAAGATAAAGGTTGGTTCCATCGTCAAGGCGAATATCGTCCGACCACGCAACGTAAAGTTCCATCGTAAGTTCTTCGCCCTTATCAGAGCAGCATGGGATAGTCTCACAGAGCAGCAGCGCATCAATCTCCGCTCAATAGACACATTCCGTGAGCAGCTTCTGATAACATCAGGATTCAGCGAACCGCTCTACGACCTCAACGGACAGAAGTTCCTAGAAAGAGCCAAGTCTATCTCCTTCGCCAAGATGGATGAGCCAGCCTTCAATGAAGTATATAGTAGATGTCTTGATACCATCCTAACCATTCTCATGGCTAATGGTATTACAGAAGACGAGTTTAATAACATTTTACAAAATTATAGTTAGTATGACACGTAGAAACGACAAGCGCAACAACAGACGTAACCGTCAGCGCAACAACAACCCAGAGTTACCAGAGTTTGCATCAATGCTTTTCGGAGCACTCCTTGGCAAAGGAGTAGATATGATTGCCAAGAAGATGGCAGAGAATGCCGAGGAAGAGACTCCTGATATTCATGCAGAAGGCATCAGTAATCAGGACGTTACCAACATCAATAACGGAAAGGCGAGTCTCACCAAATGCACTATCCCGACGGATGGTACTGCCGTAGAACTTCCTATTCCAGACAACCTTCAAGTCTTCATCAGCGAGGATGGCAAGCCGATGATTCGCAAGAAGATTGAAGGAGAAGAGAAGAAGACTCCTGATGATAAGGAAGGCAAGCCTATCACTTATGATGATATTTGCAAGGATTTGTTCTATAACAAGGATGCGTACTACCTTAATGAAAGTAACAAGGTTTCATCATGGGTAATGACTTCTTCAAATTACAACGACTTCGACAACTGCACATCTATTGCTCAGGCAAAGCGCATGATTGCATTTAACAAGTTGCAGAATATTGCCAAGTATATCAATTCCAAATTAGATTGGGAACCAAATTTCGATGATGAAACAGAATCCAAATACGTTATCGTAAAGAAAGGTTCGGGATATACGGTTAAATATTTAACGAGCACTAATACTGCACAGATATATTTTTTATCATCTGACCATGCCAACGAAGCCATTCGCCTGATGGGTGAAGATTCTCTCAACGACCTTTTCTCAACAGACTGGTAATGGCAAGCTACGCTGAAATCAAGGCAAAGCTACAGCAGGAAGGCAAGAAGATACGCAAGCGTTCATCTTATGATGAGCACAACTTGCAAGCCGCAGAGGTCAGGTATATCCGTGGGGTATATCCTGACCTTGAAGGTGTCTTCTTTGCCGTTCCTAACGGTGGCAAGCGAACTTCTCAACAAGCCGCATGGCTCAAAGAAGAAGGCATGAAGGCAGGAGTATCTGATATGCTGCTCCTGAAGCGCACCTCTCAGTACGGTTTCCTCTGCATAGAAAACAAGACACCCAAAGGACAGCAGGAACCCGAACAGAAGGTATTCCAATACGAAGTAGAACGACATGGTGGCAAGTATATCATCGTCCGCTCTATAGATGAATTTATCCAAGCAATCGACAATTATTTAAATGGTGAACTATGAATGATGTAATTATCATGAACGGAAAGGATTTCATAGCCAAACTAAACGAAGCCATCCAGCTTCTAGAAGAGAATGGCTACAAGGTAACCGCTCCACCAAAGCAAGTCAAAGACGAATATACCTTTGAACGAGCATGGAACCTTTACGAAAAGAAGGTTGGCTGCAAAGCCAAACTCGAAAAGAAGTGGAACTCTATGAGCCAGAAAGACCGCAAGGCAGCTATAGAGTATATTCCTCTCTATGTAATATCCCAACCCGACAAGCAGTACAGAAAGAACTTCCAAACCTTCCTTAACCAGCGAGGATGGGAAGACGAACTTATCGGAGCAACACCACCGCCAGCAGCCATAAATGAAAAGCCTTCTGAAATGAGTCAGCTCATCGCTAGAACAAAAGCCGAATTGCAGAATCTTACAGAAGAAGCACAGGACAATAAACTTCGCAAGCGAATATGCGGAATGATTGAAGTCCTAAAGAACGACCCACAAAGTTCATGTAGAATCCCATTGGAGATATATCGTGACAACGGAACAATGGAACATTTGGGCATCCAGTGGAATCCGTAACATCTACGAAACCGTTTACCACAATGATACAAATTAGTAAGTACAACAAGCAGCATCCCCTCAGAGTCTTTGAAGCATTCGCTGGGTATGGCAGCCAGAGCCTAGCCTTCAAATACCTCAAAGAAAAGCATCCTGAGTTCGACTTCAAGGTAGTGGGCTACTCCGAGATTGAACCTTCCGCCATCCAAGCCTATAGACTTCTTCATGGCAGAGAAATCCCAAACTACGGAAACATCGCCCTTCTTGATTGGAATGAGGTTCCCGACTTCGATTTCATCAGTTGGTCTTCTCCTTGCCAAGACTTTTCAAACGCAGGACTTCGCAAGGGAGCAGAGGAAGGTAGCGGCACACGTTCTTCTCTTATTTTCCAAGAAAGGAGAATGTTGGAAGCCAAGCATCCTAAATATGTGATGCTCGAAAACGTGAAAGGTCTTCTATCAAAGTCAATGAGAAAGTACTTCTTCCAATATCTGAAAGACCTCGACTACTTCGGTTACACCTCCTTCTACAAGGTTCTGAATGCCAAAGATTACGGAATCCCTCAAAATCGTGAGCGCATCTTTGTCATTTCCATCCTACGCACAGAAGACGAACCGAACCCTGAGTATCACTTCCCTTCGCCTATCAAGTTAGAAACTACGGTTGAGGACATCTTAGAAGACGATGTATCTCCCGAATATTTCATGTCTCAGCCACTCCTAGAAAAGTATCTCTGTAAAGCAGACATCAATGAATCAATCGAAAAACTCTACCCCGAAGATTTCAATACCGAAAACGGCTGATGGCTGCTCTGTTGCAGTCACCTCCAATTTTTCTATGACCAGCGTAATGAATATGCTAGATACTGGTCATTATCCTAAGGGTGGAGTCTTAATCATCAAGAAATTATAATGTGAGACAAAATTATAAAGCTGGCAAACCTCCAAACCAAAGGCAGAATAGAGCAGCAGACCAGAGTCTACTCCACCAAGGGAATCTCTCCTACTCTCAATTCAGCCATGGGTCACGGAGGTAACTGCATCCCACTATTCTTAATCGTAAAGGAGATATGATAACTGGAGGAAAGAGAATGAAATCCCTGCTCCTATCAGGGAAGGTGAAGCCTGATATGGGGGGGCAAGTCTTAGACTTATATAATCAGCAAGTATATCAAGGCATCGCCCCTACCATGCTAACCACAATAGATTCATCATCAATGACATTCGTAACAACCATGAGTAAAGAAATCATTCACACTGCTCCCAACGGAAAGAAATACTCCATCCAAATCAGGAAGTACACTCCAAGAGATTGTTTCCGACTGATGGGAGTCCACGAAGCTGACATAGACAAACTCCTGAGCAAGGAGAAGACTGGTCAACTTATCATCTGCAAGAGCAAACTCTATGCCCTCGCAGGAAACTCAATAGTAACCAACTGCCTGACCGCCATGTTCGAGGAACTGATATTCCCTTCTGGGAATCACTACCATGACAAGACTGGTCAGCTATCCCTCTTCTAACATGAACATATTCGGCTATATCAAGGTAGACAAGCGAGTAAGCAAAGCCCACCGCCTTCTCTTTGAAGGCAAGACCCTTATCATGTGGTACAAAGAGAAACCTATCATCGGAACCATGATAGGTGGAAAATGGTGCTGCATGGACATAAACGGAAATAAGGAAATTCTTATGTATCAGTCTTTAGTCACCCAAGTTTCATTCTTACCTTCACCTCATGAAGACAGAGAAAGAAAAAATCCTAGCCATCATCGCTGAGATTCAGGCTGAGCGTGAAGCTGCTCACATCGTGCCGCCCCACGTCCTCACAGCCGAAATCATCAACAGAGGATGCCATCAGCCTTATCAAGCCATCAATGAATTATGCGCAGAAGGCAAGGTAAACTGGTGCAGAACCCTCAACGATATGGCATTCACTATCAGAAAACAATAAATTCAAAAACAATATGGAAACAACACCATTAACACAACAACTGCTAAAGCAGTTTATGACCAAGGCATACGATAATGCCAAAGTCAAAGGCTTGTTAAAGCCTGATTTGGACATCAACCAAGAGTTAATGCTCATCATCACAGAAATGAGCGAAACCATCCAAGCTCAACGCCACAGCCGTAACGGAAGCATTGAAGACTACAACAAGTGGCTGGGAGTATCTGAGGAGCAAGCCTACGAGGAATCCTTGGAAGGAACCGTACAATCTGAGTTTGCAGACATCGCCATCCGCATCATGTCGCTTTTGGGATTCTATAACTCTCAGAAGATAATCTGTCTGATGAATGATATTGAACTCAAAAAGACAGAGGAGTATCACAAGGTTGAGTTCGAGCACGGAACCTACTCCCTTCCTGATGCCATGTACCTCATCATCACTCGCATGACCTACTTCCCTTTCTCCTGCTCGCCAGCATGGATGAACACCTTGCGATTGCAGGATATTCTTGTTCAGGTCTTCGCCCTAGCACACATAGAAGGCATAGACCTAGTTGAACACATTAAGTTGAAAATGCAGTATAACGAATCCCGTCCGTACCTTCACGGATGCTTATATTAGGAGGACAGTAATATGTTTGGAATAGAAGAAATATAAAGAAGATGCTTAATGACGTTGAGTGATGGTAGCAAAATCCAAGCTACCATCACCATCCCAAAGCCCACCAAGCCCATCTTCCCTGAGCAGATGGAACGTCAGTTTATAGAGAATTTCAATAATTCGCAACCTCATCTAGTAAACAAGGTTGTTAAGTGTCACATTATGAGAAATTAAAGCGTATGAAAACTATAAGATTAGTAGTAGAACTCATTAACGTTCCTGACGAATGTACAGCCGAGAAATTTAGAACAATACTAGAGGATGGTGAATTTCCTTCTTGTATTGCTGATAACTTTGGTATCGTAGCTGCTGATATGGCAGATAAGAATATTGAAGATTTAGACAATTTTCAGTTCACCATTTATCCATTTCCAGAAGATGAAGAGGATGAGTTTGATGAACTTTAGTAATAACCATCTTCTCCTATAAAGGGAGAGGGTAAAAAAGAGAATATGGATTCAAGTAAAGTAACATTAGGTAGCTATATTTTATATCTCAAAGGTCTGTATCAACGATATGGCAATATAAGTATTGCGCAATTAAAGCATATAGAAAGAAATAGAAAAAAGGAGAATAAGCAATGAGTATATCAAACGCAAAATTGTACCTTCATGGTATGATTAATAATCTCGAAAACTGTATTGAGGAAGGTTCTGAGGTAACATATCAAAACATTATCAATCAGTGCAAGAAAGCACTAAAAGAGTTGGAGGACTAGAATATGGATTCAAATTATGATGTAATACAAGGTGATTGCCCTTGTTGCCCATTTGCAGATTTATTTGGTGGATTCTGCTTTTACTACAGATTCTATCCTGCCAACATAGGTTATGGTGAAGCAACTTGTAGGTGTGAAGAATTAAAACCAAGGGAGGATTGAACAATGGCAATATATAGAGTTGATTATGTCCGTACATACACTAAGAAGTATGTAATGGTTGAAGCTAATTCTAAGAGTGATGCAATCAGAAAGGCAATAAAAGAAGATAGTTGGCAGAGATATCCAGTAGAATGGATTCCAGAATTTAGCTATGTCGCAACACTCGAAGAGCGCAAGCCAAAAGAAGTATCTCCAGTATGGGTTTCTGTCAAGGATAGACTTCCACCAGTAGATAAAGAAGCTGTTGTCCTAACTAAAGATGGAGAAATATGCTTCGGACATATAGCAGATAAAAAGATAGCCAAAGACTACAACGGATGGAATATTCCTGATGTAGAGTACTGGCTACCATTCGTTGACCCAAAAGATAAATGATTATGGATTTTATTAATTCAGAGCGTAAGGCACGCAAGCCACACAAATGTTATATGTGTGGTTGTACGATAGAAGTAGGACAGAAATATGTACGTCAGTTTATTCCCGAATATAGGTCAGCCATCTGTATGCACAAGGAATGTCAAGAACTCCTAAGTCACGAAGGTTTCTATGATGAAGATTCTTGCGAGGGTACAAGTGATGATTTCTTTTGCAACGCAATCTTTGATTACGTCAACAGGCATCATACTTCTTCTGATGGCAAAGCGTTTGATGAAGGCTGGGATGCGCCTATATATGAGCAAGTAAAATTGATTTTAAAAGAGTTGGAGGATTGATTATGACAATAGAAAAACTTTTAGAAAAGGCTAGAGAGTTTGAGAAGAACAACGATGTTGTGACTTGGAAGCCTAAAGATTTCCCTGAAGATATGACAGAGGGAAGTACTCTTGAAGAACTAGTATCAGAAGGAGATTATATGTATAAAGCTTTGAAGGAAGCAGTAGAGTTAATTCACGACCTAGCGGTTGAGTTAGAGATTAAAGATGCCATATTGGGACAAAAGGTAAAGCCTATTAATGGGCTATCGGAAAGTACATATAATTACCTCATTTCTCATTGTAAGCATGAGATAGAAAAGTGCAAAGATAACTCATCTTTTCTTCTTGTCTATAATGAGCACAGAATCTTTTTGGAGTTATTAGAACGTGTTGGACGCGATTTTATAAAGAAGGAGGAATAGTTATGGCATGGGTGGCGACAGATAAGCATGGTGAGGAATACATCTACGAATACTTACCTGAAAGATTTTATGACCGATGGGCACCACAATCATGTGATGGTTTCTACGCTAGTGACTACATACTACTTCCCAAAGGCAGCATTAAGAAGCTCATCGGAAGAGAATTGTCTTGGAGTGATGAGCCAGTCGAACTTAAAGAAGAATAGATATGAGACAGGTTACTTGTATTTGCGGCACAATTATAAATGGTCTTATGTTTATCAAAGGATGTGATTACAGAGTTGATTATAATCCATTTATAGGAATTACTATATATACTGTACGTGGCTACACAAATATCAGTAAAAGGCAGTTCGATTCCTATTTTATATAAAAATATAGTTATGAAAATAGAAAATATCAAGTTCAAGGCAAAGCGTATTGACAATAAAGAATGGGTGGAAGGCAACTTAAGAACATCAAAGTCAGGTAATGCAATGATAATACCTATTGAGTATAGTGGGGCATACCCCGTTGACCCTTCCACCGTCTGCCAGTTCACAGGGCTGAAAGACAAGGAAGGTAAGGAAATCTTTGAAAATGACATCTTGTACGACGAATATACCGGTATAGTGTCAGCGATAAAGTGGAAAAGGCATGTTTGTGGTTATGTATATGAAAAGGCTGGTATGTTTTCAACTAAGAATGTATATGCTAGCCACACAGGTCTTTTGAAGATTATAGGAAATAAATTCGACAGAAAGGAAGGTGAGAAATGATAAAGCAAGTTTACCAAGTGCAGGTCAAAGATAGATTTGGCTATGCAGATACTCTGGAACAAGCCAAGGAGCTAGAAGATACTTTTAAAACTTCCTTTGGTGGTGAGGCAACAACTTCTTTAAGAAGTGTAGGTGTCGTAAATAGTATTATGTTATGAAGATTAGACTAGCAAAGAAGATAATGAAAGCAGACACTTATGCTGATTATCCAAACAAGCATCCTTCTCCTTACTGGAAAACGAAGTTTAAGGAAGCTTATAACGAGTATGGTTGCTTTATGTTCTGCGAAGATTGGAGCAAGTGCAAATACCGCAACAAGTTCGACCACCGCATCACAAAGGCGATAAGTTTAACTAAAAAGAAATAATGGAGGAAAAGTAATATGGAAGCAGGACAATTTTTAGTGCTTTTGTTATCGTTTTGTGCTTTAGTATTACATATCAAAAATCGTAGAAGAAAGGAGTAAATTATGAACAAAACAGATTTACATTCATCATTACTCTTCCTGATGATTAAACTGGAAGAGGCAAAGAGCAACCCAATGCAAGACAAGAACTTTGTTGCTGCATTGACGGAAGTGCTCAGATATTTCCGTGATAACGGAGAGCTAAAGAAAGCCTATGAGCTTCAAAAGGATTCATTGGCAGATATGGCTAATAGCCCTTGGGTGAAACTGGTAATGGGTATGCTTACCTCAAAAATGCAAGAAGACAAAGTTGATGCAGAGTTACCAGACATTGATGCTCTAATAAAGGAGAGTACTTCTGGTGAGTATATCGAAAAGAAAATCAAGTATATTCTTGGCGATGATATGGCAGACGAAAAAACACAGAATACAAACAAATAATTTAGCAATGAAATATCCAAAATACAACGTCAATGAATTTGTCGGAGGGCATTTCGAGTACACCACTCCATGCCCATTCGGTATATACGGCAAGTACACAGGAGAAATCCTGATGGTTGGTAGCCTTGCTTGCCAGCGATGCGAACACTTCCGAGGAATCAACAAAGAAGATGGCATCGTATATTGTGGAATCGAATAATAAAAAGAGTGCAGCCTATCTGCATTCTTCTTAATAATTTATCAAATTTAATATATGAATACAAAGAAAATCTCAATTATTCAGCGTATCAAGGAAAAATTCCTTGGCAAGCAGTTTTTTATTGCAGTTATCGCTAACAAGGGAACTAGTTCCTACTTCGTCAACTCCACCATCTACCGCTCAGAGAAGGAGGTGAAGGCTTACAAGAAGTACATCACCACAGATGAGCGTATGAAACAGAGCTTCGATTTCGTAGGCTATTATGGTTTCCGCTCCAAGTTCGACTTCCGTATTCCTCTTAGCGGAAAGCCAGTATCAGTAGAAGAGGCAAAGAAACTGGCAGAGAAGTAGTATGGCTAAGATTAAAGACCTCACTGGGCAAAGGTTTGGCAGACTTGTTGTCTGCCGCCGTGCCCCTTCTGAAAAGGGAGCAAGAAACGGAGTATATTGGATATGCAAGTGTGATTGTGGCAGAGGAAAGAAAATCCTCAGTTCAGCCCTGCTCTCAGGATTCACACGCTCTTGCGGTTGTCTCCGTAGCGAGAATGCAAAGAGAACCGTCCGCCTGATGCAAGCCGTCAACAGGAAAAGACGTGAATCATTAACAGATAAAGTAAGTATTACATAAATTCATATTATATTTGCAAAATGAAATTCAAGTATTTAATAGATAAAGTCAATGGTTTCCGACACCGCAACGATTTTGTGGTACTGGACGGAAGAGCCAACTCGGTAACACTCTCCAAGGGTATCTATGACCACATTATGCGCAAGGAACGTTTAGACACCTCTATCTTCGTATTCAGATTGTCCGAAAGAGGAACATACGGATTCTGTATGCGTGAGGACTGGGAAGACCTTCGCAAAGCCAACACCGCCTTCACTCAGCTTCAATTCAATCAGAAGTATAAGAAGGTAGGTTTCAGGAGCGACTACCCTTCCATCACCGCCATCCTTGATGAGTACAACCTTCCACTCAACAGAATGGTTCGCCTTACTTGCATCCCACGCAAGTCACAAAAAGGAGAACCTTATTACGAAATCATGCGACCAAACTCAAATTTAAGCACATGGCAGCAAGACAAGATGTAATATTTCAAGGCTTGACACACTCACCATCCGACTATAATTGTCAGGATGGTGAGTTGGCAACCTGCCTCAACCTCATCAACGAGGATGGGGCACTCCACCCTATTCACCAGCCAGTGGTAGCTGAGCCGAACATCACGCTGGATGCAGGAGACACCATTGAACTGGTGCATAAGGTAATACACGATGAAGCGAGTCACTCCCACTACATCATCCGTAAATCAGATGATACTTGGTACTGGATGGAAAAAGGTGGAGACGGAACCAAGAACCCTATCGACTTGAACGGATTCCACGTTAATGCCGTCACAGCAGTAGGCAATATAGTTAATTTTGTTGGAGAAATATCTATCAAATACTTATATTGGATTGACGATAATTATCAGCTATTTGATAGAGATAACTTTAACTATGGAATCAAAATCGGTTTTAAAGAATTTGATTATCAAGGTGGTTCAGCAGAAATCTCGCTAGGTGATGAATTTTGGGACTATGTTACTTATGAAAGCAGTTCTTCTGGTAGAAAGATAACTGGAATGAATGTAAACCAAGTCTCAAAAGTTTTCAACATGTTTGACGCTGTAATTAATAAGACTTTGTCCGACAAAGGAAAACAATGGCAAAAGTATTTTGTGTTTGGAGTAGCAGCCATCAGATTATACGATGGAACTTACTACAGCATTTCCAATATTTTTAAACTTGACTGGAATAGTGCAACTTTAGCTTCTGTTAGTGTTGACCCTTATAACAAGAGATTTTGGTCGATTGGACCAGCAATAGCAACTTGGACTATTAGCGCAAACATAGATAACCTTGATAAAATATCAAATCTTATACAAGGCATTGATATTTTTTTAAGCAAAGCCGAATCATTCGTTAATTTAGAATCAGCAGCAGCCAAATACGTTGTACCTGAACTAAATGATAAAGACCAAGGTGAAATGTTTTTCACAATGATGTCAGGAAAGGAAGCAGCAAATGCTATAGATTCCCTATCATTCTATCATTCACTATTTATCAGTAAAGACGAAATTGGCAAAGAACTTCAACTCAAAAGAGTTGAGGGAACGGAAGAGTCTTTATCTTTGGCTAACCTATACCGTTCTGATTTAGGAGGTAAATGTGCGATTACATACAATAATAGACTTCATGTGGGGAATGTAAAAGAAGGATATAATGTTGATTTGATAAGTAATATCACTCCAGCATTATCAAACTTATCAAACGATGCACAATTAAATACAGAAGGAATAGTTAGAGTGAAAGCATCAAACAAAGAATTTTGGTGCAAGGTTGATGATTTAGGTGCAAGACTATATTACTTTGTATGTGTACCAATCTTAAATGTATCTGAAATCACATTCTATAAAAAGACTGGAACTTCTGTGTTTGAGAAATCTACGGTAAACTTGCATTCTTCCGAAACTACAGCATTCTCTTTTTACGTAGAAGGAGAAGGAAAGGAAAACGTACCGCAATTTGCTTTACCATGGGAAACCTCATCAGAAGAGGAATGGAACAATATTGTAAGCAAGTACGAAAACTATAAAACAAACACAAATGCACTTCCATATTCTTCTGTTGTGAAAGTAAGCGAAGCTGAGAATCCTCTAATCTTCCCTGCAAAGAATAGTGTTCAGGTTGGTTCTTCTATCATAAATACACTTGCCGCTAACACTAGACCAATAAGCGAAGGTCAATTTGGTGATGCTCCTCTATACGCTTTTACCGATGAAGGTGTATGGGTATTGATGCTTGGAGAAGAAGGAACCTATATTGCCCGACAGCCAGCCAATAGAGATATTTGCTCCAACCCGAAGGGTATCTTGCAGATTGATGATGCCGTTCTATTCCCTACAGAACGAGGAATCATGATGCAGAGAGGACGAGAATCTGAGTGCATTACCGATGTATTGGATGATTATCCTTTCTATTTTCCCTCTATTTACTCACATTCAACAAAGGATAAGACCTATCCGAACAAACTCCTTGCACTAGGTAAAATTCCTGAGTCTGATGTAAAGTATGTCCATTTCCGTAAGTATATCGAAGAAGCAGATATGATTTACGACTATTATGATAGTCGTATCATCGTCTTTAACCCGAACTATACTTATGCTTACGTTTACTCTTTGAAAAGCAAGATGTGGGGAGCCATGCACAATGTCTTCAACAAGCGAGTAAATATATATCCTGAGTCATACGCTACAGACAAAGCAGGAAACATACTTGATGTGTACGTAAAGGAACCTATAGATAATGTTCCATTCTTCCTTTGCAGCCGACCTTTAACGCTTGGACAAGATGCTTATAAGACCATGTTTGATTGTATCACAAGAGGATATTTCAGAATCATTCAGGAAGGAAAGTGTGGAACGGTTCTATTTGGAAGTAATGATTTATCTAATTGGTATTACGTTGGTTCGTCTACAAATATGTATCTCAGAAATCTTGTAGGTTCCCCATACAAATATTTCAGGGTCGTGTTCATGGGTAACCTTGCCCCAAACGAATCTATCAGCGCACTATCTACAGAGTTCCAATCAAGATTACAAAATAAACTCAGATAATTATGGCAGAATATACATTATTAGCTTTTGATTCACAGCGTGCACGAAATGGAGCATCCGTAGGCTATATGGATGCCAACAACAAAGTGCATATAGCTACAGAAATAAAGTTCTATGAAATAAGAAGGTCAGACTACTTCGGCTACATCATGTTAGACGGAAAGCAATATGAGTTTTTAGCAAATGGCTATTTTTATGTAAATGGAGATAAGCAGTTGCTAAAGATAGTAGAATCCTCTATCACAAAGACAACTGGAACGAAACTTGTCAGAGAAACTTCTTCCGATGGAACATCAAACGCTCGCCCATTCCCTAGAAATGGAATAGCAACCACATCAGAAACAGGTGGAACAGAGGAAAGTGACAAAACAGAGGAAATCTTCTCAATCGCTACCCTACAGCCTAGAGAAGAAGTAGCAGCAAGTTGCTTGCAGTCTATGCTCCAGCGGTATACGAATCCGCTCAATATAGACAACACCAAGATTAAGCAACTTGTAAGCAAGTCATTCTTGTTTGCTCAGGAGTTCATCAATCAGGCAGTTCTCTATCGTGAGAAGGAGACAACATCGGCAACCGTTGAGAGCAACAAGTACGCATCGGTTGATTCCGATTCTCTCAGCAGCGACACCGATAAACTGCTCTACAACATATCTACAGCCATCACGAACTTTATTTCTCAGGATAAGAACCAGTATGCAGACCAGCAGAAGAACGGATTGAAGCTGGCTGCTACAGACGTTAACGTCAAGACTCTACCTGAGTCTGTCAAGACGGTTGTCAGTGGAAACATTGATGCTGCTGTCACTGGCTCAGTCAGTGCATCGGTAAGCGGCTCTGTTAATGCTACTGTCAGCGGTTCCGTTACAACCAAGCAGGAATCCACATCTAGTGGAACATAAAATTAGAAAAATGTAATTTATTGTCATTTAATACAATAAAGGGTAGCCGTCCGTGATGGATAGCTACCCTTGCTTTATCTTAGTCTTAAACGACTAATACATTAAAATGGATGCAATGCTATTCTTGCTCTTCCAGCCGAGCGATTGCTGGCATCCTTAATCTTCTGTTTATTTTCATCGGCAAGTTCCCATAACCTATCAGCACCGTCAGGATATACAAGCATCAACCATTCGTATAAGCAATAATATACAATATAGTTATGGATATATACCATCATGGTATGCACGCTTGTTTTCGAGAATCCACTTGGCATTCTCATGGCTAGATAATAGGCATCCTCATCATTTGTCGGGGAACCTACGCATTCTTCCCACTCATTGGAATCAAAGCCACCTCCAAGCATTTCCATCTTGGTATATCGGAAAAGCATTTCCTTGCAGTCTTCTACCGCTGAGTCAAGAATCCTAGCCAATTTATCCCGATTACAATCCTCGCCCACATCATATACATTATGTATCAGGTGTAGGTCTTCTACAGAACTGGAGATGGAATCAGCATAGACATAAGCCGTATTTTTGATGTCAAACACCAGTTCCTTCTTCTGAAGCTCTATCATTACCTTGTAACCAAGATTACATGTTCTGCATTCTTTCATACTCACCTCCTTCCTTATTCGTTAGGAGCCGTTCTGCTTGGCCTCTCACGTCTGTTAAAGGTCTCATGCAGATTCTTGATGGCAACAACAGACAATTCTGAATAAGTCTTCGACTCATTAGGATTGGTAATGATGAACCAATCCATCAAAGCCTTGTTGATGATATAGTCATGGATGGAACTGGTAAGCGCATCCTTCAAAGCAAGCGGATAATTGGATGGAAGGGATAGGTTTATGACAATATCGGTATCATCACTTATCAACTCGTTAGACGCAGTAGTACCATTACCTGTTTGAACCGACTCACTCAACTCTACGAGCAGTTGGCTATACGCATTCTGAATGCTACGCAAAGCCTGATTCTTGTCTTCATCATCATCACTTGCCTGAATATTGCTGGCAGCCTCAGCATCCATGTCTGCTGCTCTTCTGCTACGCCCAGTCAGGAATGCCTTGTTCTGAAAGTCATAAATGAGTTCACTCATATACAACGTTATCGCTAAATTTTTTCTTGCCATACTATGAAATTTTTGTTCGTGTTGGTTTCTTTTTGAAAAACGCTTTATCCTTGATGTCGAGCAATAATGCAGCAGCGTTATCAGCATACTCCTTCACCTTGTCAGGTGCAGTAATCTCGCACCATTTCCCGATGATGCTGTTCACGAGGTATGATGTAGCGGAACGGATAATGGAAGGCTCCATCTTTGTATCAAATCTATCTGATAAGGTCAGCTTCCAGTTGATGTTTCCATCCTCATCATTAATCTCTTCAACAAATTGTTTCAGGAGATTCATCAATGTATCAACCGATTCATTATAGAATCGCTCAATCATTGCCAAGTCTGCATCCGTCACAAATACTTGGTCAAATGCCGACTTACCATCCTCCAGTTTGTTCTTTGCGCCTATATAGGCAGTAGTCTTCGCTACCTCCTCATACACGTCACTTCTCTTGATTGTAATTACTAAGTCTGCCATTCTTTATCTTTTTATATAGTTTATAACCCAAAACGACTAGCAAGACACAGAGTGCTCCAAATGACCAGATAGCGTATTTCAACTGAAACTGCTCCCACTTGGATAACTCCTTCTCTACTGGATAGGGTACTGGGATAGAATCTCTTTTCAGGAAGGAATCCACCTTCACCTTATACACATTCTTATAGATGGTCTTCTCATGCCATCGGTCAAGAAAACAAGTATCTCCCTTCTGTCTGAGATATACGGAATCACGCACGAAAACGCTGTCAGAAGTATGCAGCGTATCGTGTTTTACTACGTCCCGACATATAACTTTTTCCATCGGGACGTATTTTGTCTTGCATCCCGACAGAAGAAAAGCTATCAGCAACATACCAAAAACATATATCAGGAGTTGCCAGAAATCAGTATCGTACCACTTCTTCATAAGCCTACACTTTGAGTGCTACCAATGCCCTCTTCAAGTACTTACGTCTGTTCTCCAAACCATAAGTACCACCATTGATTGTCTTTGTTATAGCCAGAAAGCTATCACTATCAGCCAGTTTATTCAAGCCGTGTTTCCACCACCACCACATAGCACTCTTTGTAGCATATCTAGGTTGCTCCAGCAACTCAGGATGCCCCATAATATCCTCAGTAACTTCCTTGCTGTTCTGCAAAGCCTGATAGTTCGCCCTGCCAGTAATCTGAATCAAGCCCCTGCCACGGTACTTGTAGCCGTCACCATCTTTCAGGTTGCCGAGCATGTTCTTCAACTTGCCCACATCATACTTGTGGAAATAGTTCTTGTTGCCGAGTTCCTTGGTATATCTCAGTTCACCGCTCTCATGCGCTATCTGAGCCAAGAAGTGCGCCATGCGCTTAGGAGTGTCTATTTGATACGTATCTGCATAACCATTGATGTAAGGCAGAAAAGCATCCACTTTAGCCTTCGCATTCGGCATAATCGCCAAAATCTGTTCTCTTGTTACCTTCATATTATTTACTTTCCTTTACTTGTTTCAACATACTTGCGAGTTCGTCCTTCACCTTACTCTCAAAATTACCCAACTTGGTCTTAAAATAAACGTTTACTCCGAATATTGCTCCAGAGTAAACCAATGCTTGGCTGATGTACCAGAGTACACCATCCGAAATCACATAGTTGTTCAAGAAGAATGATAGGAAGGCAAGGACGATGCCGCTCACCACCATTCCAATAGCTGTGCCATATTGCAATCCTTCACGTACGTTTGGAGTCATAACTTATCTTTTTATACTATTAACATTAATAATATGCAAAGATAAGAAATGATTCCCATATAGTCACTTTATCCGTTAATAGTATGCCATATTTTGCTTGTTGGATGCAAGCAATCAGGGTCTTGCAGATATTCTATAGCCATCATAACCACCATTTCCTTCAATTCGTCTGCATCCTTGCTATATCGCTCCAGCAGCAGATGATGGTCGCTTCTCAGCAGATTCATGGTCACTGCCAAGTCATGTATGGTGTAATCAGAAATATCATCCTGATGCTGGTCAAAGGCTTCCCTTATCTCCTCATCCGAGAAGAAAGGAGCCATGTGCTTAGTTCCGTCAGCATCCTCATACCACATCTTGTTGATAGCATCATCGGCAAAGTGCTTATCGAAATGCTCTTCGCTCAATACACCATACACCATCGCACAAAGATGATGTACCTCCACATCGCTCAACTTATATGAGAGATACTTACCCATAGCCTTGGCTATACTCAACATCTGTTCAGGACTCATTTCCTGCTGATACTTATCAACAAATTCTACAAAATCCATAATATATAAAATTAAAAGTTTATGATGCTGCAAAGATACGAATATCTGTAACGCAGCACCATAAACTCGTAGATATTTCTGTATCTATCTGTTTTTCAAATAAATACAGTTACGATAAAAACACCTCCTTTCTTTATTCGTCCTTAAATTTAGTTCTCTTCTCTCCGCCCCTCGTCCAGATGTCGTTTTTCTTGCGTTTCGACACCTTGCCGAGCACGTCATTTTCGTAAAGGTCGGGATTGTCTTCCCTCCCTTGGGTCTCCGTAGCAATACCCTTGTTAGGGTTACTACCTTGGCTGGCATCAGGTTTCCCGTTGCCATACCATTTCTTGTCACTTGGTTTGTCTGCTATCATAATTATAAATTGTAAATTATAAATTATAAATTATACATTATGCTGCTAGCGGTGGAGTCTGCCCGTCAGGATTCACTCCTTGACCACTCATCATCTGCTGCAACATCGCCTGAGCCTTAGGATTGCTTTGTGATGCCTGAGCCACTTGTGCCTGCAACTGAGGAGAGAACCCTTGCGGAACCTCACCATTCTCCATAGCTTGCTGATTGGATGCCACGGATTGCAGCAACTCCTCACCAAAAGGAAAATCGCCCACCTGTAACAACTGCTCCAGCGTGATAGCTTGGGCTTGCCACAAGGTCATAAGGAACTCATTTGCCATCTGCCTATAAACAGGTGTAGCCGTACTTTCCGTGATATTGATGTCAAACTCAACGTCTCGTATCTTCTTTGGGTCATAGCGAACTATCTGCCCTGCCCTTCCCACAATATTGAAGTTGCGAGCCACATCATAGAACTGCTGCATATTCTTCACGGTCTTGTATGCACCATCAATGATAAACTGGCTGAAACTCTCCAAAATATCAAGCAGCGACATGGTGGCATTCTGTGTCTGCTGGGCATAGAGCGAACCACTCGTTCCTGATACTCCTTGCTTTCCTTGCAGCGCACCATTCACTCCCGAAATATCCTCGAAGAACTTCAACTGATAGCTGAGCAAATCACCGATACCGATGTTCGTAGAGTTGTTGGCTACTTGCTGAGGAACCTGACCACTCTTGTTTGGCTTGTACCTTACCACACCATTGAACCTACTCCACTCATCGCAGAAATCATCCCAACTCATATCGTCAGGCAAGCAATCCTCAGGACAAAGCAGTACACCCTTGGCACTGGCACGCATAATGAAGTCATACATCGTGATAAGTCGGTTCACGTATCTCTGTTGGTCAATCACATCTTCCACAAAGCTGTGAATCTCACCATCTATAAACGGATAGAACTTAAAGCAGTAAGGGTGTTCTCCATGAGCATAAGGAGTTTCACCTTCTCTAAGTATATCACCAAAAGGAGAAAGGTAATAGAAATGCCAGTAATCATCCATAAACCACTCGGCATCAATCAAAGGAATATCCTCTTCCATCATGCCAGCAGCAATACCTCGCCTGATTCTGTCTTTGTTCTCTGCGTCTACAATATCAGCCTTATCCTCAATATCGATTTTAAAATCATCTCCGTTATTGTAGTCGTGGCATCGGTATCTAGGCTTACTCTCCTTGCGCCAAACCTCAATCACTCGGCAGAGTGAAGGATTGGAAGGATTCATAAAGTCAATGGTCTTAGGGTCGAACTCACCAAATCGCTGAGTGCAGTCAGCTATTACGAAATCTCGGTTAGCTGCCAGTCTGTATATTTCCTTCAACTTCCGAGCCTCAGCAGGAGACTTGGCAAACTCTCGCAGCACGTTGCCGATGGTGATGTCATGCACCTCACCCAAACAACTCACGTCCCAACCACGGAAATCCCTCATATTGTTGTCTATGAAGAAATTGTTCGGGTTCACGTAGTCCGTCCAGCAATCCAACCTACCTCTTCGCCATCCATACTTTTTCTTATAGATAGCAGCACCGCTTATCAGGAACTCTTCCATGGTACGTGCATCCAACTCCGTCTCTCGGTTCAGTTGTCGGTTACACTGTAGCACCACGCTCATGGTCTCGCCATATCGCTTTTCATCCTTGTCTCTCGCATTGCAGGTAGGTTCCTTGCTCTGTGAACGATACACACCCAGCACATTCTTCACCAATCTACGGATAAGGTTATTCTTCAATGGCTCGCTACCCTGCTCACGGATATAGTCTTCCTCCTTCACACGCTTGGTAAAACCGCATTTGTTCTTGAACTCAATGGTATCGCCCCACTGGTCTCCGTAGCAGTATCGCTTGTTTCTTTCCCTTCGCTTTCGGAAGTTGTCCATGTTGTTGTAATATCGCTGAGCCTCCTGTAAGATAGCATAGGCACGTTCATAAGGTCGGTCAAAGCGTTTCAGAGATTCCTTCACGCTATCCAGTTCGTCCTTATCAATCACCTTGCTCAACGATAGCAATTTAGCTTTTTCTTTCTTCTTTGCCATAGTTATTGTGTTTCTGTAGGTTCAACAATATGTGCCAGTTTTCTAGCCACACCCAGCAGAGTGCCAGCTGCATCGTTATCGCCAAGACTAATACAAGTCAGGTAGCCAGCCATATAGGTAATGGAATCCTTCAAGGTATCAGGCAGAGTAATCTTGCCATCCGTCACATAAGGCATACATACACACGATAGAGCCACCTTAGCCTTGTCGTTCCTGCTGGTATATAGTTCAAAGAACCGCTCGCCATCATGATGGATAAGCGCAGCAATAGGTCGCTCATAGTTACCTCTTACCCCAAACCTACTACCCTGCATCTTGTAGGCATCATCATCCTCTGTGATAATATGAGCCGAACGTTTCCAGTCACTAGCCTTTACACTCAGTATTCTAATCATATCCGATGGAAGATACATGGTTCCCACATAAGCCCCATACGATTCCTCCCATACCACATCAAGCCCCTCGAATCTCTGTCCGTCAAGCAAGTGGGCAGGAGCATCCATCAGAATGATTCTTGCTGCATCCACAATCTTACTCTGAATCAACTCACCTTGCGACAAGGTATCAGAATCTGTAGGGGTCAGCAAGCCAGCAGACTCTTGGTTTCTGTCCAAGAGCACCTTCACTTCTTTCACCAGTTCAGATACAGCATACGTACTCATTACTCCAATCCTTCTAGTTCAACACCCTTTTCCTTGGCAATCGCCAAAATATCGTCCTTGGTCTTCATCTTGGAACGGCTCACACCGAAGGCATCAGCCAGATAGTCCTTGGCATCCTCAACATCTGTCACAATGTGGGTCTTCTTCTCGTCAGCCTTTTTCTTGGTCTTTGCAGCAGCCTTCTTCTTTGCTTCAGCAGCTTCCTTCTTCTCGTCAACAGATTCCGCCAAGAAGAATTTGTCGTTAAACCAATAATGCGACTCAATAGCCTTCTGCAATTTCGGGTCTCTTGTCATATAGACACTACTACCCATTGTCTTACCCTCGAAAACAATTCGCACTCGCTCGTTACCTACCATAACACTGAATGCCAAATCTGTTCCTGCTTGATATGTATTAAACATGATTATACCTTATTATATATGTGTTATTAAAAAAGGGATGGGGCTAGTGCCCACACCCCTCACTATTTAATGAATAATTTGCAATTCAACTCTCTTTTAGGCAGCAGCCTTCACCTCAGAATCGTCTGCCTGAGAAACTTCCTCAGGAACCTTAGCAAGACGCATACGAGCATGAGCCTTAGGGTACTTCAAGTACAGACAAGCTACCTCCTGAATAACTACTGCATCGGTGTTACGGATGCCAGCCTTCTTCAAGTCGAGTACGTTTCGTGTCCAAGACAAGTGTACTCGCTTAACCAAGAACTCAGGGTCAAGAGCAAAGCCGCAGTCACTCATACCGAAGAGGTCAAACAACTCAGAGTGAATCATCAGTACCTCACCGAAGTCTGTCTCCCAACTCTTGAACTTCAATTCCCAAACCTCAACTGTGTCCTTCAAGCGGAACTTTTCAGATTTAATCTTACTGAATGCACTCACGAAGTCAGAACCAGCGATAATCACCTTGCGCTTGTTGCCGATACCTGTACCAACAAACAAATCCTTGGAAATGTCAACCAACTCCAAGTCATTAATCACTCGCTCATTCTTGTTGTAGCCAGCCTTAATATCGTCAGCAGTAGCAACATGTCCTACCTCAATATCCTTACCAGCCATCCACCAGATGCCCTTGGTAAACCACTGGGCAGAACCATTCTTAATCTCGTGGTTAATACAAGCCATATCACCGAAGAGATAAGTACCCTCCATGGCAAGACGCATATCATAGATACTATCCTCTTCAAGGTCTGAGAAATCCCAATCCACTCGCTTGGCAGCAATCTTGTCGAAGGTACTCTGCTCTACCTGAATCATAAAGTTTTGGCAATACTGGGTCTCAGCAGCAGGAAGGTTATTGAATCTACCTGTCTGAACATCCATTTCACCGCAACTCTTTGCCATACGGATAAGTTTCTGACCCTTCTTCAAGGCAGGAATACCGATTGCCTGCTTATTAATCAAATTACCATTAATGGCATATACAATCGGATAGCCCTCTGTGTCCTTACCGCACACACAAAGCTCCAAATCAGGAGTTGGAGCATCAGTAATGGTTGAATAAGCTACATTTTTATAGTTGGTAATTGCCTTCACGCCTACCACTCGGATAGTATCATCCAACGTAAACATTGTAGGGTCTTCCACCTTCAATACCATAGATGTGCCCGTACTTTCGTTTGTTGCTTCCTTTACGGTAGTCTTGATAGGACGTGTTCCGATACTCCAATACTCAACTACAAACGAGTCGGCAGACTTGGTTGTAGCATAGCGTGAAATCTGGTCAACTGGAGTAGCCATCGGACGAATCTTGGTAATCTTCTTATCAATATCGTTCAGATAATACTCCGTGCCGTTCTCGTTATAATGCTCACGACCCTTAGTTTCTGTCTTGATACCATCATCCTGACGGGCAGCACCGCCATTGCCAGCTTCACCAGCAGCAGGAGCACCACCTGCCTCAGCTGCATGACCACTCTCGCTAGTACCGCCATCAGGAAGATTCGCCTCAGCCATGAGAACCTGACCATTCACTCCAAAAATAACTGCCATCACCATCAGAAAGATGGAAAGCAGCCGATTAAATGTACTTTTCTTCATTGTTATTCTGAATATTAATTAAACATTATAATAATTTATCTTTTTACTTTATAAAATTATCGAATGCGTGTTCTCTTCTCCATTCCACGCTCCCAGATGTTACCCCTACGTGATGCTCTTCCAAGCGCACCAAATTCAGGCTGGTTGTCACCCTGCTTAACCTCTGCATTGGCAGAATCAAGGTCAGCAGTACCATCGCCCTTCTTTCTCAGTTCAAGGTTCTTCATGTGCTTACTGTTCTTGCCACGCACCTCGCCTTCATGTGCTGCATCAGCCACATCGGTATCATGGTTCTTAGCCTTGATGAAAGCAGTAATCATATCCTCTGTGAAGATACCTTTCACCACATTGTTCATCGTAAGAAAGCACTGGTCGATTGCTTCATTCACCGCTTCCTCACCATACTTCTCTTCCAACTTGTCGAATACTTCATAGCTGGCTGGCATATTCTTGTCATACTCCTCTTGCAGTTTCTTGCCGTTGGCAGCATTCTGCAAGAACTCCGACTGAGCCGATGCAATCTCATCCGCATTGTCGGGGTCAGAGTAGTAATCAATGGCATCCTCGCCATGTGTACGAATCAACTCGGCATAAGGACTTTTACCTTCCTTCATCGCTTTCAGGAAGGTAGCCGCCTCAGGGTCACTACCCAACCAGTCACCCATTGCCTTCTCATTATCCTTGTAACCCTGCAAAGCCTTCTGGTCGGCATCATAATCATCGTTGATTGCACCATACATAGCTTCATCATCCGCATACTCCGTGTCGGGGTGGCGGGTCTTCAAACGCTCCAAAGCCAAGTCTCTCTTGGTCTTCGTTTCCTGCTGCTTGGCAGCACCAGCATTCTGTTCAATATTTGTATTATCTGGCATATATATATGTATTAATTGATAAATCAATGCCCAAAATTAATGCTTTTTCGGCTAATTTCTACTTTATCCGTTAATTATCGTTATTCTAATACGACTAATTCGATTATTTTTTGTATATTTGCAGCGTCAGATATGAAATATAAGGATTCACGGTGTGATTTTAAAGAAGAACGTGATGCTGATATATTGAGGGCTTATCGTGAGATACTTACGACAGGAGACAATATAACACTCTCAGATATTGAGGAAAAGCTATCCCAGTATCCGAGCAGTAGATTTTGGGTATCAGAAGACCGTGCTTATATAGTCATATTAGACTTATTGTTGGGAAAATCCATTGATTATATGATACCAACCCGAAGGGCAATGTATCAGGAGATTTTCAGAAGATTCAAGAATTACAGAAGGCAATATCCACACTTGTCCAAGATGGATATTATCAAACGTGTATGCTACGAGCCAGCACCCAGCTTCTATCTTACTCCGCAAACCATGCACGTTATACTTTATAGGGTGAGAAAGGAGGAGAAGAAAAGATGCAACGAGGAGCGAAAGAGAAGATTGCGCTTTATGCAGGGTACATTATAATAATGTGTATCACTTTTCTAGGCTATGATGGTATGGGCTTGTCGGATGGCTGCACTCTTTGGCAGCGCATCAGTTATCCGTTCTTTCACCAGAACGTCTTCCATGCCGCCATCAACCTTTATGTTTTCCATCAGTGTTATCGAGCCATACCTTGTGGCATCGGTCACATGGTCGCATTCTATCTTATCGCTATCAGCTATCCATCCCAATCCTCCGTACCAATCATTGGTCTCAGCGGTTTTATCTATGCTTATATGGGGTTCATCGCCCCTTACGTCAATAAAAAGGTAAGATACAATACCATCATCTTACTCTATATCAGTATCGGAATCTTCATTCCCTGCATGGCTGTTGGAGTCCACATCTACTGCTATGTACTAGGTTTGTTGTGGGGTTATCTAAATGCACCGCTATGCCAAGACAAGTAACCGCCACCAAGCCAGTAACCGATGCACTAGCCAAGCACTACAAATCCATCCTTACGGAGAACGAGAAACGCATCAAGGAAATCAACACACCTTTCAATCCTGTCAAGGGTGAAGGTTGTGGAGATAAGCGATTCCTGCTCTTCCTGCCCGATTACCCGATTCAGAAACAGTATCTTCCAGTTTCAATGAAGAAGATTCCGCTCGTCAAAATGCTCATCGAGTTCGGTAACTGCAAGGCGGTAATCGAGGAACTGCACAAGGATATAGATGAGCCGTACAACGAGGAGGAGGAAATGGAACAACTGGTGGAGCAGTTTACTCGCATCAGAATGAAACATGACCCATTCTTCTTCTTTGCCGTATTCATCTATATCAAGCCGAAAGGTGGAGGTCTTCCCTTCCGCTTTGTGCTCAGAAGACCACAGCGCAGACTGCTCAGGTGGCTGGAGGAGCGAAGAAAGAAGAATCGCCCTATCCGTCTCATCCTGCTGAAAGCCCGACAATGGGGAGGTTCTACGGTCATTCAGATGTATATGCTCTGGCTGCAACTCATGTGGCAGAAGGGTCTCAACTCACTCATCGTGGCTCAGGTCAAGGACACAGCAGAGACCATCCGAGGAATGTTTGATGAAGCGTTGAAGGAATTTCCAACCAAGTTCCTGCACGAAATGGGAGAAGCATATACCGAGAACGAGCCTAAGTTTGTAGGATTCGGAACATCAGGTAACGTAAAGAAGGTTCCTCAGCGATTCTGTAAAATCAAGGTGGGTTCTATGCAGAAACCTACTTCTGCCAATGGTGAAGACTACAACCTTATCCATTGTTCTGAGGTGGGATTGTGGGAGAAGACAGAAGGCAAGTCTCCTGAGGAGGTTGTACAGAATGCAACCAATGGTGTGCTCTACAGACCATACACCATGATTGTATATGAATCAACCGCCAATGGTACTGGTAATTTCTTTCATCAGGAGTGGCTGGCAGCAGAAGCAGGAGAATCGGTATTTGAGCCGTTCTTTGTTCCTTGGTTCGAGATTTACGACCTATACCATCTTGACTTCGAGAGTAAGAAACAGAAAGAGGAGTTCGCAAAATGGTTATACGATAACCGAAACAACACCAACACGATGTCTAATCGTGAGGAGCCAGTTACCTATCTTTGGAAGTTGTGGCAGATGGGAGCACCTTTGGAAGCTATCAACTGGTATATCACGGAGCGCAAAAAGTTCACTGACCATGGTGATATGGCTAGCGGATTCCCTTCTGACCCAGTAGAGGCCTTCAAGCACTCAGGAGCCAAGGTATTTGCAGAAGAGAAGGTTGACCAGTTCAAGAAAGGTTGCCGAGCACCTAAGTTCATCGGTGATGTTTACGGAGACGGATATAAGGGAAAGAAGTGCCTACAGAATGTTCGATTCACAGAAGACAAGACAGGGCAGTTGTGGATATGGAGCAAGCCAGAGTACTTTGACGATTGCAAGGTCACAAACCGCTATCTAGTTGTCGTGGATATTGGCGGTAGAGGTAGTAAGGCAGACTGGTCTGTTATCTGTGTCTTCGACCGATATTGGATGATGGAAGGTGGTAAGCCATACGTGGTAGCCCAATGGTACGGACACATAGATATGGACTTGCTGGCATGGAAGGCAGCACAGATAGCCAAGTACTACGACAATGCCCTATTAGTGATTGAATCCAACACCTTGGAGACGAAAGACAAGGAGCACATCTTGGAAGGTGGTGACCAGTCTGAGTTCATCCTGAATCAAATAAAGGATGAGTACGATAATCTCTATGCACGCAAACAGAGCGAAGCAGACATCAAGGAAGGTCTTCCACGCAAGTACGGATTCCATACCAATGTGGCAACCAAGCCAATGGTTATCTCTGTTTTGGTTCAGGTAGTCAGAGAGCATCTATACGTTGAGCGTGACCAACGATGCCTGAATGAGTTCCTGACCTACGAGCGTAAGAAGAATGGAGCATACGGAGCCATTGACGGAAAGCACGATGATTTGCTCATGACCAGAGCAATCGGACTCCACATCTGTTTCAATGAAATGGAAATGCCTAAGATGATACAGAATCAGGCAAGAGTAATGAGAAGAAAGGTTTCTGTTTCGGCAGCAACCATCATATAGTTTCAAATTAAATAATTACGATTATGAAAGTAACAAAGATTTTCAAGCGCATCAAGTGCGAAATCATGTATCGCCAAGCTACGGCTAAGGCTGACCTCGCAGCAAAGAAGAACCACGGTGACATCTTCTATGTCCTTCCTACGCAGAAAGGCAACTTGATGATTATGAACCGCTTCTATTTTGAGGCGTTCAAGAAGACAAAGTTGGTAGATAAAGACATGAAGGCTAGAGACCTCTTCCGTGATTGTGTCTATCATACCAACTGCAAGAGCAAGAAGGGAAAACTCAGCAGAAAGCGCAAATTCCTACGCTGGAAAGGCTTAATCTAAAGTTTTTCAGTTCAAGTGTTAACGGATAAAGGATAGGTAGAGAAAATTCTGCCTATCTTTGCGCTATATTATTAATAATGTGTATCAAATATGATTTATAAAATAGTACAAGGCAACGCTTTCAATCTCCATATCTTGGTAAGGAAGATGGATATGTCTAAGGAGTTCAATCGGCTGGTTGACTTCGATATGACTCAGGCATCTGACATCAAGGTGGAACTGCAATGCTGTTTCGATGATTCCATCATCGTGCCAACGTCCATCGGTGGTATCGAGCATAATGTGCTTGTATGCAATATCCCAGCCACCCTAGGAGTAGGCAACTACAATGTAGCCGTTTCATGGACTTATGAGGGTTATGCGATGAAGAGTGTTGAGCGAAACATCTTGCAGATTATTGAGACCAACAAAAGGGTGAAGGTTCCTTGTGGAGTCTTTCAGGGCGAGACGGTTGGCATGTTCGACCTTCGCTACTACATGGTCACAAAGAATCAGTCTGATTGCACCTTCGTTTATTCTCTTGACGATATTACACTCTCCAACACTCCAGCTACATTGAAGTTGGGTGAGAAGTTCGAGACAACGCTTACTCCAGCCGAAGGTTTCAATATCGGAATGGTTAAGGTAGTCATGGATGGTGTTGACGTCACAAGAGACGTTTACAAGGACGGAAAGATTGAGATTCCAGCCGTGTCAGGTTACGTCAGCATTATGGCTAACGGTGACGATAACATCTACTATTGTGGAGCCACCGCTGCAAAGAACATGTGCCAGTTCAACATTGAAGACATTGAAAAGGTTGAAGGAGATATTGTAGATAAGTCTATCAATATCACAACGACAAAGGAAAAGCCATACATCTGGTTCGCCAGCCGTGTTCCAGTAGAGTTCTATCTGTCAGGACTCACCGCATCCCTCTACTCCACCAAGGTAGGCGATATTTACTATTACTGGACTGATGAGTTGAAAGCAGGAGAATATACGTATAACGCTAAATTAAAATAATATGGCAAAAGAAGTAACATACAACAACACGCTCGTAAGCGGAACTGCCGATGAGACCTTGACATATACCAGATATATCAAGGATGAAAGTTCGGGTAAATCCGTCAAAGAGTCTCTTGACGAGAAGGTCAATAAGTCTGACCAACTCGGTACTACGCAAATTGCCGACAATGCTATCACCAATGAGAAATTGGCAGAACACTCTGTAGATAATTCCAAACTATCTCAGGATTCCGTTTCCTACGACAAAATCCTGAATGGTGCTGTTATAACTGAAAAGATTCAGGATGGAGCCGTAACTACAGAGAAGGTTGAAGAGAAGGCTGTAACCAATCCGAAGCTGGGTGACCAGTCTGTAGATGGTAGAGTTGTTCGTGATGCATCCTTGGAATCCAAGCATTTCGCCAACGAATCTGTAACTACAGAAAAGGTAGCAAGGAAGTCTATCACGAACGATAAGATTGCTGACGGAACGTTGAAAAAGGAAAAACTAGACCCTGAGCTTCGTAAGGCGATAGAATCTGCAACTGGTCTTCCTGATGAACTTGTAGAAATGATTCAGGACGTTGATGAGAATCTAGCCAAGCTGAATGATACGGTATATCCAATCATCTTAGGCTTCACCATCACCCCGAATGTAGGTACGATGCAGACAGAGGTTCGCTATTCTGTTTCAAGCGACAACAAGCCCCTTGTACCTGATACTTCCATCATCAGTAAGCAGATTAACGACAATGCCGCAAAGAATATCTCAACCACTCCATCATCAGGTGGAACCCTATCCACCCCAATCGAAGGAGCAAGAGAAATCTTCAAGTTTGCAGTAACCAAGAAAGGCAGAACTGGCAAGAGTACATCACAGACTTGCTATCTCTGCTACTTTGGAGGGAACCCAGCATCCACCATGACCGCAGAAATCCTCAATACGCTCAACAAGGTATCAGCTACAGGAGTATCATTCAACCCAAAAGTAACTACCAAGGATAATGATTACATCTGGCTAGTAGTACCTAGCTATCTCTCAATCAGCCGTGTAACCAGTGCAGGATTTGACGTAACCCTTGCTGCTTCTCAGACTATCACAAATAATCTAGGCAGTTTCAAGGCATACAGAACTGCCAATCCTCTCACCGCAGCTACATGGAATTTAGTAATATCATAAACGTATAAAGATTATATAATATGAGTATAAATTTAACAGACGAGCTTCTAGCCAAGACCAAGAAGGGTAAGATTGCCTCTGCAAAGCAAGTGTTTCTTGAAGGAGACAAAGAGAACTTGCAGCAGATAGGAGACAAAACCCATCAGTTGGAGGATGCTATCAAAGACATCACCGTCTCAGGTGGAGCATCAACTGCAAATGCTGTCTCTTATAACAACGAGACTAGTGGCATGACTGCAATCACTGCCCAAGGAGCCATTGATGAACTTGCAGCTAAGAACAAAGCGCAGGATGCTACTATTGGTACTAAGGCAGAGAAGTCAGAGGTGGCTACAGAATTTGATAAGAAATTCGACAAGGAGAACATAGCCCAAGAGTTTGGTGATTCAGAGGATAAAGTAGTCTCCCAGTTTGCTCTTCCATTCCGTGAAATAGAGTCTCCAGAGTTTATCAAGGTAATAGTAGATGCAGAAGACCACTTCCTTTTTGGTATTCAGCTTGATGGTTCTATTGAGTGGGGTAAAGGTATTCCTGCACCTATCATAGCCAAGTTGCAGGAAATTATTAACCAGTGCCAGCAGAATAAGACAGATGTTCTTGCGACCATTAATTCTACTAAGGAAGAATTAACAGCATCCTTTCAAGCCTATCAGCAAACTACAGATGCTAGCATAACTGCATTGCAGGAAGGCAAGGTTGACAAGGAGGAAGGTAAGTCTCTTATCGAAGATGAAGTAAAGGAGTGCTTCAAGGTTATTGAGAATGAAGAGTTTATTCATGCTGTTATAGATTCAGAGAATAGACTTCTCTTTGCTATCTACAGAGACTCAGGGAAGCCTTATTTCCCACTCAATGAAATGTATCACGTTGAGCAGAATGAAGAGTTCTTCGCAGTCTGGCTTGATGCAGATAATCATGTTCTTCTTGGTATTAGAAGAGACGGACAAATCATTGGTGAAATCCATGCAGTCAATGCCTTGAAACAAGTTATCTCTCAGCTACAATCAGACCTTGCATCATTGCAGGAGAAGATAGGAACAATAGACACCAACCTCAAAGAACTTCTTGACATCTTCTCTATGCAGGAGAATCCTGAGTATATGGCAATAGAGACAGACGCAGATGGCAGGATTCTTTCTGCAACAAACGCTGATGGCAGTCACTATTCCCATAATATGAAGTCTGAGACCATTGATGCTAAGGTTGATAAAGAAGAAGGTAAATCTCTTATTAATTTTAATGTTGCAGATGCTCATAGTACATTGGAAGACCCAGAGGAAAGGATGGAGATAGTTACAGATGCAGATGGAAAGGTAATGTCATGGCGTGATTCAAGTGGCAAGAAACATGAGAATGATATGGATATTGCAAATCTTGATGTTTCAAATCTCAACCTCAAAGGTAATAGTGTGAATAATATTCAAGATGCACTGAAAGCTAATGGCTTTGATGTAAAGACTCCTATTGATTGGAGCGAGAGTAGTTTTATTCAGATACCAGAGCCACGCTTTGCCATTATCAATGTGTCTAATATTGATTCCATGCCGACTACCAAGACTCAAAATAAGAAAGCATTTTTGGAGTTTTGGGATATGCAGGGAAACTATTTCAAGAAGCATGCCATTCTTAATGCACAAGGTAACTCTTCTTTGGGTTTTATCAAGAAGAATGTTGCTATTGACCTCTGTGATGATGAATGGATTGGTGATGAAACTCCGAAGGTAAGGATTGGTAATTGGGTTTCACAAGACAGTTTCCACATGAAAGCCTACTATACAGATTTCTTCCGTGGAGTTGGAGCTGTGTCCTACAAGCTATATGACCAGATTGTACGTACAAGGGGTAATATGTATGATAGACCTTGGAAGAAGGCTTTGCTTGATATGTCAAAAATAGAAACTACAACTAAGAGCCTTGGTAATCCGTATGTAGGAGATTATGAACTTCTTACAGATACAGGAGCACGTTGTTTCCCTGATGGTTTCCCTGTTGCAGTATATCTTAACGGAGAGTTCTATGGCATCTTCTCATTTCAGTTAAAGAAACATCGAGACAATTATCACATGGATAAATCAACCGCAGAACATGTACATCTTGATGGTACTATAAATTATAACATTCTTTGGAATGGTAATATCGTATGGGGTACAGGTGATAATGGATTTGAGGTGCGAAATCCTAAAAATCTCTATGCAATTGGTGGTAATAAATATGATGCAGATATTAAGCAAGAGGAGATTGCAGGAGAAGATGAAGTGAATACTTGGATAGCAGCAGGGCAACTTCCTGATGGTACTGCCATTTCTTTAAAGATTAAGAAGAACTTGCAAATGACTGCCAAGGTCAAAAAGTATATTCAAGACTTCGCAAATACTATTAATATCATCAAGACTGCTGCTTCTACTTACGAGGCATCAAGCAAAACAGAGGAAGATTTGAAAGCATTCAAAGCTGTGTTTGAAAAGTACTATGATGTGGAAAATCTTATAGACTACCTCATTGTCATTGATATATTAGGAGACGGTGACTCACTTAAAAAAAACTGGCAATGGTTCACTTATAATGGTATTAAATGGTGGGTAGGACTATATGATTGTGATGGAGTATTTGGAGCAATGCACCTAGGAGACAGAATCGGCTCACCAAATAATGTACATTTAGGGAATGACCTTCAACTTCCTACAGGATTTATACTAAAGTACTATAATGATGTGTTAGAAAAACGTTATGCACAACTTGCTGATGTAGGTATAATATCAGCTAATAATATTTTCTCTCTTCTCCAAGATTGGTGTATGCGTATAGGTACAGATTTCTTTAAGGAAGAGTACAGGAAATGGGCAGACTCTCCATGTATTGCAGATAGCATTGTGCGAAGTGAATATTGGGAATCTGTTTTTGATGATAATGGAAATCCTCAGACAGATACATCCGAGACATTTGATGCTGCACACGCATACAACGTAGGTGACGTAGTTTCATTTGGTCTTAATACACAGATGGGTTATTTCAAGTACAAGTGTATAAAAGCAACATCTGCTTTATCTGCAAATACTCCACATACTGTTAGTGCTTATTCTCCAATCAGTGAATTTAAACACTGTGACAATATTTACAGGGCACAGAAATGGATAGAGCAGAACACTGCAAATAAGGATAAAGTTTATCATTATACAAGAAATTAATATTAACATTATAAATATATATTATTATGAATAAATGTTTTATAACAAAATTAGACGGAGCATCAGGTAATTCTAATTTGCTTAGAATAGGTGAGATGCGTGTTCATTTTGACAAATCAGCAAATCCAACAACGTCAAACAGAGGAAAGAATATTCAGTTTACAAAGGATAGTCAGTTAGAGATAATTGGTGATGCCTATTTCACAGATGAAAACCTTAGTACAAACTTGGGCAAGAAGATTACTGTCACAAAAGATTTTCCTAAATCAGTGTATGTGTCAAATGCTGATTGTGACGTTTGTATATTGGACAAATATTCGTTGTTTCTTATTAATGATTGGACACGTAATACTACTAATGATAATGGTAATTTCCATTTTGATTTAGAAGGATTAAAATACTCAAAATCATTGAGCAGTTTAGTTGTCCCTAGAAGTAAAGTAAGTAGTGACATTGCTAACTTGAAAGGGCTTACTGCATTGACCCGTATTGACTTGTCATTTTCACAAGTAAGTGGTGACATTGCTAACTTGAAGTCATTGACTGCTCTGAGCATTCTTAACTTGTCAAATTCACAAGTAAGTGGGGACATTGCTAACTTGAAGTCATTGACTGTTCTGAGCATTCTTAACTTGTACAACACAAATATAAGTGGTGATATTGCTAACTTGAAAGGGCTTACTGCATTGACCCGTATTGATTTGCACAATACACAAGTAAGTGGTGACATTGCTAACTTGAAAGGGCTTACTGCATTGACCTATATAGCCATAGATAACCCTCAAGTACCTCTGACAGGAGACATAGGTCAATTAAGTACTCTATCGAATTATACTGATATAAAGTTTTGGCATAGTAAACTGACAGGAGACCTTGCAACACTTTCTTCTAAATGCAAATATGCTTCATTTGTTAGTGATAAAGGTTCAGTATTCACATGGAGTACTCGTCCATCTACTGCTAAAATTATTGCAATCGAAGGAAACGCAAGCCTTACCAACATAGACAAAATGTTGCAAGACCAAGCACAATGTCAGGTTGGATTTACCTCTTCTGATGCAGTTTTCTATAAAACAATCTCTGTTAAAGGAAATCGTACTTCTGCATCCGATGATGCAGTAGCAGCCTTGCAGCAGAAGGGCTATACTATCAGTATTGCAAAGGCATAAGTTTAACATTAAAGTAAAGAAAGGAAATAAGATATGAATAAGTTAACAAAGAAGTACAAGGTAGTACATGAGGGAACCAAGATGGTGTTCCCTCTCACAGAGGAAGGTGACAATGCTGAGGTATTCCCAGCAGTTAGTGTCACCGCAGTAGAGTTTGACACATACCAAGAAGCTAAGGCTTACGTAGATGAGCACAACTTGGTGTATGAGGAGCCAAAGTTTGGGGAGTAAACCATATAGATAAAGAAGAAGGGTGAGTCAAAAGATTCACCCTTTTCTTATGCACCAAGCAGAAACAACAACATTAATCATACACCTTGAAGAACTTCTCGCACAAACTCCCCATCATATAACATGGTTCCTCGCTCAGCATATCAATTCCATCCTGCTCACAGATATGCGCTACAACATGAAGAAGCTCATGACCTATTGTATTGATGATGCTGCCATCAGATTCACACTCACCAATGGCAAGCACACTCCTTCTTTCAGCTAGGTTGGAATAGGTAAGTCCCCTATCTCCACTCGATAAAGACAGATGTTTATAGGCTTCCGACAAAGGATTTCCGTTGCAGCCAATATCCGAAAGAGCATGGCATATCTCATCGGCATCAGGTTGCTGATAACCTATGAAACATACTATGCTCCAATCGTACTTCGGGAGTTTAATCACTCTTCTCATCATAACACATCTTCCCAAGGAATAGGCACACCATTATGGCAGCAGTCGGCATAGAATCGGTTGAAGATAAAGCCATCCTTCTGGTCGGCATCATCCACCATATCCTTGATAAACTGGGCTAGCTGCTCCTCATCCTTGATGGAAGACTTGTAGAAGTCTGCCCTCGCCATATTCGCCACATATACATGGTCGTAGCCTATCTTATTCTTTACCTCAATTCCCTGACCAAGCAGCAAGGCATCCACCTTCTCCTTATCCCAAAACGAAACACTTACATCACGCTTGGAGGAAGGGTCATACTTGTACATCAGGCTCACCGCCCACTCGCACATCTTCTTGCTGAAATGATAGCCATTGTATCTGAGATAAGAAACCATTCCCTCAGGTTTGAGGTCATACATATCCAATGGCATTCTGCATTTTCCCATATTGCTGAATATTAAAGGGAGTCTGGTTCCGACATAAATGTCACTACCCAAACTCCCAAGTTAAACACTAGCGACCGCCACCATTGTAGCCGCCACCACCTCTTTCACCATAGCGGTTCGGGTAGTTCCAATCATCGTTCACGTTGTTGAATCTACGTCTGTTCTCACGCTCTTCACGTTCCTCACGCTCTCTTCTCCAATCGTCACGATAATCAGGCATACGCTCACCCATACGCTCCTGCTTCATCTTTTTCAGACAAGACATAGCCTTGCTGCCAAAACCAAGCATGGATTCGATGTTGTCATACAAATCATCGAACTTATCTTCTGTAATCTCAATCATTACCATAATCATAAGATATTAAAATGAATAGATAGATAGGAGATTACTTGCTCATGGTCTGCTGGAGCCATCCCATCATCTTGTCAATCTTTCCCTCAATACCTGAAACCTTACCTTCCAGTTTATTGATTTTCTCGGTCTGTTCCTTCTCCTTGGCTATCTGGGGGTTGAGTTGCTGTAGCATTCCCTCACAAGATTCTACTACCCTCTTGTTGTAATCTACGCTCTCCAGTATCGCCTTGGATTGTCTCAGCATGGCATCCACCTCTGCACTCATGGCATCCTTGTTGTCGCTAACAACAAGGTTCTTGTCGTTAGCTATCTGTCCGTTTGCTGGCAGTTGCTTGAAATCCACTTCCTCGTCACCCAGCTTCACCTTCACGTCCACTACGGTCTCCATAGGCTGAGGAGTAAAGCCGTTATTAAAGGTAGGGTATTTCGTCTGAGGATTGCTTACTGAAACCACCTGACCGATTCGCAAGTTCGGGTTTTCACCCTTATCGAGCACATAGAATAAAGAATTAGTTCTTAAACCTTGAAACATAATATAATCTCCTATTATCTATTCTTGTTAAACAATACCCGACATCATCTGTAGGGTGTTAGTATCTCTCTCGTACCAAAACTGATAAACACCAGTTCCCTGCACGTCTGCAACCGTCAATGGTGCGCCATTATACTTGGTCACAGCCTGTGTCGCTCCGTTGGTCTCGAAAAGGATAGGCAGCGTACCAGTCGTTCCAGTCGGAATAGCCTGCATCAGGTTCACGAAAATCGTTCCTCTGTAGCTGGCATTCAGGAAGGCGTGGTTTTTAAAGGTGAACACCACATTGGCGGTATTCACCACCACGCCCGTAGAAGCGATAGCTGCCGAACCATTACGATTCACCCTTGTAAATGGTCTTAACCAAAACATAGCAGCCTCCTTTCCTTATTAACCCCAGAATCCTGCATTGTTTGCAGCATTCAGTCCATACAAACCAGCCTGATAAGCCACGCAGTTGGGAACCGCAGTAAATGGGCTGTAAGGAGTAGTCACGGTCTCAGGCAACTTGCACTTGATGCCAGCCACCTCGTTCTGCAAACCAGCCAATACCTGATTGATAGGAGCCACAGCCTGACCAACAATCTGAGAGGTCATTGCAGAAGACTTGAAGGTGCTATTCTCTTCACGAAGAGCATCAATCTTGTTCTGTAACTCTCTCATTTCAGCTTGCTTCTGACCGTCAACGATGGTCTGAGTACTCTCCTTGATAGCGTTGTGCAAGTCACAAGTCTGTCTCTGAGTCTCGTAAGCTACGTTGGCGAAACCACGCTCCTGACCAGTAGCTACATTGTTGATGGCATTCTGCAAGGTTCCAGTCTGCTGGCAGATAGCCAAGCGGTTCTCGCAGCAGCAGTTGGCAATCTGCTGAGCAATCTGCATATTACCCTGCTGCAAGGCATTGATGGTCTGCATACCGCTCATACCAACCTGATTACCTACACTCTGTACCTGAGAGGTCAAAGCAGAAATGGCACTCTGAATCTGACCTTCGGTGCAGTTCAACTGGGTGGCAAGGTTACTGAGCGCATTGCGATTTCCACCGATGGCATCCATCAGGAGACCACGACCATAGTCATTGTTAATCTCGTTTGCGAGACCTCCACGACCATTATTGCCGAAACCTCCCCAGCCGTTACCTCCCCAACCCATGAGGAAGAAAAGGAAGATTACCCACATGAACCATCCACCTTCGCCACCGAAACCATTGTTACCCTTCATGGCAAGGAGGACATTTGGGTCAACACCCTGCTTCTGGAGCAGAGGCGCAAGAAGACCGAGCATCCCATTGCTAGATGTTGAGCCTTCGTTTCCGAATACATACGTTTTACTTTCCATATTATCCTGAAATCTTTTTTTGTTAAACACTAAATTATGATTCTCACTTTGTAACGTTACGAGCACAAAGATACGAATAATATGAATAGAGATTGATAAACTCGTAAAAGATTGTATAAGTGTGTGACTAGCAAAGTTTTATGGTTACGGAAAAGGTCGTAAATATACAGGAGGGGGCGATTGGGTCTCTCCTATATATATAATGTGTAGCGACTGCTAGAGGTTCAAGCCATATTTTCGTGATAGCTTGCGGAAGAAAGCCTTCTTGTTGGCAAAGTATCGGATGAGCGACTTATTCCACTTCTTTTCATGCCCAAACTGGTCATGGATGCCTTCTGGTATCTTACCATCATGAACATACTTTTCAAAGGAAGATATAGACTTCCCCATCTCGTTGGCACACCAGCCCTTGTTGGCTTGGGTGTCATTCATCATGGCAGTAAGGAGTGCCACCAGTTCCATATCATTCTCTGATAAACCGCAAGGGATAGGCTTGCCTTCCGCTTGGGCTACTGCTGATTCGTGAGCCTTATCAGCGAGAGCACGAAGTCCAGCTTCGATGATGCTGTAATTTACTAATTGCGACATAAGCATATATAATTAAAATGAGTGTAATCAGGAACATATCACAATAGTACATCTGATTTGTGATAACAACAGAGTCGTACATGATATGTATCACATTTACTCCTGCAATATAGAGTATCGTGATGCGCCACTCTACACACAATCTGTGCAATACCTGACCTTTCCAAAGGGAAATCGGGTATAGAATGTAAGTGATGAAGTAGAAGAACCAGACAGGTTCCTCGTTCTCTTCATACCATAGCGTTATCTCCATCTTGTTGTCATAGAACTGAGATACACCATACCATCGCATAAGCATGACGAGTATAGGCGCATACTTAAAATAGAGCAAATCCGTCTTAATCTTGCTACGTTCTGGGAGAAGTTTCGTAATCTCTCCAATTAATTTCTTGACTCGTAGGTCTTCGTCTTTATCTTTTTTCATAAGCCTTCATTTTTAAGTTTATAATGATTGGATAATCTTTTGCTGATGTAATCACCTGAGATTCAGATATTCTTAGATGCTGCAAATATAAAAAGAAATAATGGAAACATAATAATTTAGGATATTTTTAATAGTTAAACTTTATAAATACTTACAGATTAACAGTTTTACACAAGAAATAGAGGTAAAAAGTTTCAGATTGAAAGTAAATATCCCCCGAAAGCCTAACACTTTCAGGGGATAGTCATATATATATTACTTATCAGTCTTCGCCTTCTGGTTAGCCACAACCACCTTGTTAGCCTTCTCCAGCACGGCAAGAATCTTCTTTCTCAGGTCACGAATCTGCTTCATGTCCTCAGCGTTGTAGGCATCCTTACCATCATCCAAGAAACCTTTCTTCAATTCGGAAATCTCCTGCTTATCAAGGGAAATCTCGTCAATGGCATCAATGGCTGTCTTGTTGGTGTTGTAGTAGCCATCGCTCTCATTTGGGGCATTATCTACAATAGCATCATATCTAGTCTTAAATGAGTTTAACTTTTCAAAGAGTTGTTTCAGTTTCATATCCTCAAACTCATCCATAGGGGTAGCATGATTATTATAGATGTCCTCAGCATTAAGTTGGTGTGGTCTGTACTCATCACCGCTCTCCTCAGCACGTTCCTTTTTTCTTGCCTCCTTGTAATCTTTTACATCTTTCTCATACAACTTGTAAGTCTTGTATTCCTCAGAGCCATAGAAACGTTCAAGCTGGGAATAATCTCCATCAATCTTAGCTTGTTTCTTCAACTTGCTAATTGTGTTGGAAGCACGGTCGTAGTATTCCTTCTTATCCCAGAACTCATCTCCCTGCTTTTTGCTGACTGGTCTATCATCAGGGTTGCTGACAAACTTGCTTACCAATGGAATATCAGCCACCTTGATTTCCTTCCGGTCATTGAGTGACTTGGTAAGCAAACCGAGCACCTGACTGCCCATGGTGTAAGCACCACCGAGGTAAGAAGACAATACATGGTCAACCACGGCAGGGTTATTCAGATTGTACCTTGGGTCACCGAAAGCATCAATGCTATTCTGCTGCACATCAGGATAGTCGTTTCCGATTGAGTTAACCATCTTGGATGCACGTACCAACCAATCAGGAGTGCCCACGTATGCCTTGGTAAAGTTCGGGTCATACTTGTTATACTCTGTCTCCTTGAATAATGGCTTGCCAGTGAAGTCAACATTGAAAGCCAACTCAAAAACTGGGCGAATAGCATTCGGCATCAGACTGACCGCAATATTGCCATCATAGCCAGTAGGGTCGAGCGGAAGCATATCCACCACCTGACCGAGCAAGTCTTCTGCATACTGGCTCCAACTTTCCTCAGCCAACTCTCCACCCATCATCTTGGATGCAATCATATCGCCTACTCCATAGAAGGCACGGAACTCCTGAGCAAGCGGAATCTTCACATACTCATGAGTAAACGGAACCCACATAATCAGGTTGTTTCGTCTATCCCACTTGGTGAACTGCCAGTACTTATCCTTATCATCATCACCGCCCAACAGACTCATCAGGGCAGCGTTGACGATAGGAACCAGCACACCACTCGCCAACCACGATGCAGTAACAGCCGTGAACTTGAACGGATGATGTTTGGCAAGCGCACCCAATGTCTGTAAACTCTGTACTGCTGGGTTGATGAAGAGATAGAGGTTTCTAATCATCTGCCAGCCATATTCGCCAGTACCCTTGCGGTTGAAGTTCAATGTTACGTCCTTGGCATCATTCACAGCCTCATCAATAGAACGTCCATACTGAATAGAGGTCATGTAAACCGCAAATCGGTTACTATCCTCAATCATTCTGTTCAGGAACTCGATACTATCCATGATGGTGTGCCCTACCTTTACTGGGTTCGCCTTCCATCTATCCAAATCCTTCAAGTCATTCTTGAATTTCTTCTTCAAGTCTTCCACATCAAGCGAAGAGACAAAGCCAGTTTCGCCACCATTCATCATGAAGTCATAGAACATCTGTTCCTTTGGAGTAGCGTTTCCGTTGTTTACCTTATCTCTCAACTTGCCGTTCTGATAGTCTCTCAGCATGAAACCGAGATTCCAAGAGGTAGCAAGATTCTTTCTTAGCAGATAGTTGTATCTGCCATCCTCACGAATAGCGGTAGATGCCAGCGTCATGGTCAGGTCTCGGAAGTAGTTGGAAGGAATGAAGAGAGGTGAAAGACTGGTATAGGCAGCAGCCATCTTTCTGCCCAACCAAGCAGCAGCCCTATCCAGTTTGCCGCTCTGAATCTCTCTCACTCGGTGTGCTCTAGTATTGTTCATCGCCTGAGCCAACTGCGGGTCACCATTCACATAGATAACATACTCCTCGCCATCCTTCATCACTCTTACCTCATGTTCTCTCTCCTCGCTATGAGTCTGAGGATAGGCTATGTTCAAGCCTTCTCGCTGCTGGGTAGCATCGCCAGTCTGAGCCATATTCTCCATCTTCTGCTCGAAAGCATCAATGGTAGCCTTCACCTGATTGCTATTCATCTGAGAAGTAATCTGAGGTGTAGCAGGAATCCACTCCTCGTTGCCGTTGGCATCCGTACTCTTCACGTACCAAGCCTTGCTCAGGGTGAGAAGAGAGGTTGGATGATTCTGAGCCAAGAGCATCAGGTGTTGCTTCACCCAGTTCTTGTTGTTCAGCAGGATTCCACTCTCTGCCATATTCTCGATGTAAGCGATAGGGTCATCAGCTATAGAGGTACGTCCGTGTGCGGTCTTCAATGTCTGATTGAACGCACCCTTGCCACCACCTACATAGTCCCATACTTGGTCGGCAGTAGTGCCATCCCATCCACGGAGAGGAATATAATGGCTATACATATCACGCACATACAGATAAGTATCTTTGCTCATCATGCCAGCCTTATAGCCATCACGGAGAATCTTCTTTGTAGCCGCATTCGTAGCATTCCAGAGGTCTTGCACCTCAGCTACATGACTACTCTCAATATCCCTTACCAGTTTGTGGGCAGCTTCCTCAAAGTCTGAGCCACCGAAGAGAGCCGATAAGCCTGAGTAATCGTAGGCGATACCATTCTCATCATAGCGATAGTCCATATAGGAAGGAGAGTATTTCGTTCTAAGTGCGTTATCTCTCTGTCTCCAAGTATTGAAATCCACTCTGCCAAACTCCAAATCGCTATCATTGGTAATACGGTTCATATCGCCCTTGTAAGCCCTGTATGCCGCACTTCTCTGAGCCACGTCCTCAAAGTCTGCATCCAGTGACTTCTTGAAAGCCATCTGAGCATCACGCTCCAAGCCATGCTTAGCCATCATGTAGATACGGACATTATCATAGCTGTCACCCAGTATCTTCTTCATCTGATGATAAGCCTTTCTCAATGGCTGCAAGAACTCATTGTTGTACTCCTCAAACTCGTTCTTTCCTTTGCCGTGACTTCTGTTCTCGGCAGTATAGGCATCCTCAGCCATATTCAGGCGGTCAACACCCACTTCCTTCATGATAGCTTCCTGAGCCTTGCGGATAGCCAGCATACTATCTTGGAAGGCGATACGTTTGAGTACAGAACCACGCTGCAACTCTCGGTTAAACTCTCCAAGGGCAGTATCATCACTCAAAAGATGCTGCTCGTAGGTTGGAGCAGTCTTCCACAGAGCCATCTGTTTGCGATACTCGTCCACTCTCTTCAGGAAGTCAACGGCACTCTCACCAGCGTTGCGTTGTGGGATGGTTGGTCGCTGTGCATCCTTTGGCAGGTTGTTATCCTTCTTCCACTGGTTCAGGTCATGCTCAAACTGGTCATAGCGCAAGGAGAATCTGGTATTACCCACGATATTGGCATTGTTCTCATCGAATATCACGTAGTTGTAATCATCTTTCTTTGCACCTCCAAAGATGGTTCCAGCAGGGTATTTAATACCAACAAAGCCAGCATCACTTAACAACTTACTAGCTGCTTCTTTAGAACCAAGCATAGAGGAAAGTTCATCGTATAGGTCTTGACCTCTTACCTTACCATCAACACGACTTGGATAAATGGCCTCAATAGGTTCCTTGCCAATTCTAACCAACTCCTTATTTACCTTGTTCAAATGAGATTTTTTCAATTTATTCTCCCAGTCAAGATAATCTCCATTATCATCAGGAATATCCACATCGTAAAGATAAGCAATATCATCAGGAACAGCTATTTCCTCATTCTTCTTTGCAAGAATATCGCTAAGTTCCTTCAAATTATCATCATCAGGGAACATTTCTAGAGCAGAAGAAAGGTCTTTTCTCATAGCATCCAATCCCTTATCTACATCTTTATATTTATAGATATAGTGTCTTACCATATCTTTGTTATTGGCAGACATATCTGTCACAAATTCAAAACCGCCATTATCTTTCCTTATCTTGGCACGTCTTGTGTAGTCCTCAGCAATATCCTTAGAGTTGGTAACATAACCACCCCAGCCAAATGCTTGTGAACCTTCGCCTTCACCCATGTGGCTAAAATCGAACTTGTCGAAGCTAGCACCAGTACCATGATAGGTACGGATGCTAAACTTAGGGTCAGAGCCAGTAAGCAGAGGAGCAATAACATGCTCGGTCAACTGGGTAGGTATTCCGTTGCCGATGATGGTATGGCTCAGATTCTCGGAGAATGGCATCTTGTAATCATCGCTCACTCCTGATACTCTAGCGAGCACTCTTCCCATGGCACGATATACCTTGCCGTCAGGCATCACAATCACGTCACCGCTCTTGGTTCTAAGTGTTGGCAGCAGTTCGTCAGCGAAAGCATGAGGAATCTTGCCGTCAGCGTAGGCACTACCCATCACATATAATGGCTTATCAATGTTTCGCCAGTCAATACCATCAGCCTTCAAGCGGACATCCATCCAATTAGCAACACCATTCTTCTTCTCGGTTAGGGTCGGGATAATATCAGCCACAGCTTCATACCATCCGCTCTTGTGTTCCATCTTCTTTGGCTTAGCAGGGAGTTTACCATCACGAACAGCACGGGCAATCAATCTCTCTCGGTTAGTATATCCGCCAAAGTCAGCAGCGTTATAGACATCTGCATCCCAAGTATATCCGTTGGCATCAAGCGCATCCGTGATAGTCTTCATGGCATCCGAATCCTTATATCCCTTCACATTCTCAATAGTCACCACCTTTGGCTTAACCGAATTGATAAACTCCGCTGTACTAGCAGCAGTCTCCTTGTCAAGTTCAACCTCGGCATGGTTATTCTTCGCCTGAGAGTAGTTCTTGCAGACTGGGCTAGCATGGAAATACTCCACCTCGCCATCAATCTGCTTAACCAATTCCTTAGGGTCAACGTCACGGACATCAGCAGTAACGATGTGCTGCCCGAAGTTGTTGCGATAAACACCGCTTATCTTCTCGTCATACTCCACAGCTACCACTGGGTCGATGATACCCTTCAAGCCTTCCTCAACAAGACCGCCACCGCTAAAGTAGGTTCCAGCCTTAATGAGAGTGCCATCAAGGTTCTTCAATGAGAACTTAGGGTCACGCTCAATAGCTTCTGCAATATGTATAGCCTTTTTGTTGGCTCGTTTCCATCCCTCTGGTTTCGCCATCATAGATTTCAGAGAGAAACGGATGTCATTATTGTCGGCAGAGAAATCGCCATTGTTATTCTCGGCAGACTTGATTTGGTTAGATTTGAACACAACGTAATCATCCGTTGTATATTGCATCGAACCGTAATCAACACCATCTTTGATGTTTTTGAAGATAACTCCATCATATCCATTCTCCTCTGCCCAGTTAGCCCAATCGTATGTGTCCATCGTTTTCCCATCATGTTTAATAGAATTGTACAAGCTTCCCTTACAATCTATAACAAGTGGATTCTTTGCACTCAGATATACAGCATAGTTATTATAACCATACTCATAGGCATTATCCTCACTACTATTAAAGAACAGACCACTATTAGGAAGTCCATCTACCTCTCTTTTGAACACCGTAAACGGCTCATGAGACGTATCATACATTTTAGTCTTTTCATTCCATACGCTTGTAGTTTCATCATTTGTTGTTCCATGATAAGCTACAAGAGGTTCACCATTCTCATCTACCACCTTGGAAGCATTCTCAGGGTCATTCTCCCAGTCTCCGAACCAGTTCTTGAAGTTGGTAGTACGGACGGTTGCCCATTGTTCTGCATCCAGTTTGGTTTTCTCACCATTAGGAGCTATCATGTATGTTCCGTTTGCCTTGGCATCAGCCACAATCTTCTCCTTCTCATCTTTCAGCGAGAAGCGGATATTGTCGCTACTATTGATAGCTTCATTGAAGGCACGACTGCGGTCACCATCCTTTTTCGGGTCGTAGTCATACATTGGCAAGCCAGCATCCGATATACCCTTACGTACATCATCGCCCAAATTGTTTGGAACTACAGCAGCAGCAAACTCGTTGAGACGGAGAGGTCTGTTGTACTTAGTCTCAAAGTACGCACTCTTCAACTCTGTCTGTACTGCATTCTTCAAGGCATCCAGTTTCTTCATAAAGGTAGGAGTAAGGGTAATGCCATATTCTTTCTTGGCATACTTCTTAGGGTCAGACTGCAATACAATATCGTGAAGTCTCTGCTCGCCATAAAACACATCATTATACAAGAACTTGGCAAGGTCATAATAAACCCCATTCCATTTCTCGTAAAACTCTTCCTTATCCTTATTAGAAGACAACTTATCCTTGTTGGCACGCATTTCGTCTGTAGAATCAACACGACTAGCCAACTTTGCGATAAAGCTACCAAACGAGGTATATTCACTTCCATTGGTCTGCCCATCTGCTTCTTCCCTCATAGCCTTTGAAACATTTTCAAGAGTCTCAGGCACATACTTTCGGGAACCATCCTTATTATAGCCACGGAAGATACGGTTCTTCGTTCCGAACTCATCCAGTTTGTTCTCCTGCCATCTGATGTAATCATCATAAAGACCATTCTTGTTGACGTAATTACTAGCCTTCACCTTAGACAGATAGAAGTCATACTTCTTGGTATCGTTGTGCTCCTTCACAATATCCCCAACAACCTTCTTCACATCTTTTTTTCTTGGACTGCCGTCCTTGTTAAGCAAGGTTGGCGCATAGTCACGCTCAAAGATTTCCTTAGTCTGTTTTCTTACTTGTGGATTGATAGGGCTAGCCTTAACGCCAGTCTCCTTATACATCTTTCTTCTTACCTCCAAAGAAACCTTTTCCCAAGTAGGATGGATGATGGCATGCTTAGCCAGACTTGTAACCTTTTTATTCAGTTCAGGGTCAGTCTTCATACTATTCAGAATATCCTCAGCAGTAGGATGGTCACTGATAATCTCTTTCCAGCGATAATCAATTCTAGAATCATACTCCTTAATATCAATACCCTTTTCCTTCAAGTACATCAACTCCCAAGCAGGAGCATTATTGTCGCTCAGGGCATCCTTTGCCTGTCTCTCAATCTCAGCCTTAGCTCCACTTGGGTAATCAAGGCTATCAACCCAGTCTTCAAACTTCCGATACCCTTTTTCACTCATTTCTCGCTCTACGGAAGGATAACGTTGAGTGTAGGCATCAGTTATCCAAGTACCGCCAGTATTGCCAGTACGCTTATCCAAAAGGGCAGAAGGAGCGATGAAGGAAATCTCTCCAAAGTTGTCGTGACCAGTCTTGTTGGTATCAATCACAGCCAAAGAAGGATTGGCAAAGCCACCCAGTTTCAAAGCCTTTCTCAGCTTCTCCTCGGTAATGTTATGCACTCCTGCAAGAGTTTTCTCATCCTTCAAAGAGAAACGAGGTTCTGCTACAGCCTTAATCTGTCTATCCAAGTCTTTGTACTTATTAAACAGACTATCCAACTCATCCTGATACTTCTCGAAAGATTTACTTCTCAAATCTTCCCAAACATCATCAGGAATCTCATATTCCTCAGTCATTTTGTGCTTATCCATATACTCCTTCATCAGTTGCTTGTGGTATTCAGCACGCTCTTTACTCTTCGAGTTGTATGAATCCTCTGTTTCCTTCCGTTCCTTCTTCAATCCTGCAACCTTTTCTCTGTTAGCCTCACGTTGCTTGAAAGCCTTATATCTGTCCTCATAAGTAACAGACGATAGTCCACCCTGCTTGTATTCGTGATACTCAGCACCACTTTCGTTGTCGGCATTTTTGTTTGCCACCACATCAGGAGCATTGAACTCGCTAGGAACATCACCCTTCACCTCATTCACTTGGTCAGTAAAAGGTCGGTCAAGGTCAAAGAGTTTGTAGTTACCCCAAGCATCCTTATACACATCATCCAACTCGTTATGAACTGCCTTGTTATAGAATCGTCTCCATCTGTCAGCCAGCACTTTCTTCTCGTAATACTCAGGAGATTTTAAAGGATTGCTCATATCCACCAGAGCATATTGAGCATACTTGCTAGGACGGAGTTTGGAAGCATATTCATAAGCATCCTCAGCCGCTTTTCTCTGCTCCTCATTCTTGATTGAGAACTTCAAAGAAGGATGATTCAGGAACTCCTCGAAAGTTTTTGGCTCCTCAACATCAACTTTTTCTTCATTTTCCTTGGCAGTTTCAGAAGAATTGTCTATCTTTGCAGCAGACAAGTTGACCGTAGGGTCGGAAAGGGCACCGACCTCTTCCTTATCGGAAGGCAGTATGAGGAGTTGCCCGTCCTCACGGTCAGCTTGCTTCTTTATTTTTTCCAATCCTCTTTCGTCAACGAAGTGCCAATGTACGATTTCCACATTATCTTTATTAGGATTTACCTCTAATAATACTGTGCGATTATTACCCTTCTCATCCTTCGTGTTGATAAGTACCCAATTATATGGTCTAGTTTTCTTTTGATTCTGACCATACAAATCAGTATTGTATAAAGCAGACTTAAAGATTGTTTTACTCAATTCAGGAGTAACATCTTTATGTCTCATATAATTACGCTCAAAGATGTTCTTCTTGATAACAACTGGCTTTCCTTCTGTTCCAATAGCATCAGCAATCTTCTTTGGCAAGCTAGGCAATTCTACATTTCTAGTAGGATGCAAGAAGTCTTCATCCGTCAATTCATCAACGGACTTAATCTTATCCAGCTTCAACGTGCCATCCTGATTCAGAGGATTCCCCTGATTATCCTTCAATGAGAACTTGGTATGACTAGTAATCTGGGCATTGTTCTCGTCAAATATAACATAGTTCATCTTGCCATCTTTGTTGCCACCAGTGTTGCGCTGAGCGATTACCTTAACACCATCAAATCCAGCATCCTTCAAAGCTAAACTTGCAGCCTTTTGTGAACCAAGCTTTTCTGCCATACCTCTATAAAACGAACCGCCAGTTTGATTTTCTCTTGAAGGAATCATCAGAGTTCCACCATTTTTTGTGTTGTCAAGCAAAGTACCATACTCATTCGTAGAGTTCACCTTATAGCCAACAGATTCCAATATCTTTATTTCTGCATCATACATCTTTTCCGTCAACGGCTCATCCCAGCCGATATAGTTTTCACCTGTATCATCAGGAATTTCCACGGAGTAAAGATTGCGTGGTTTCTCCATGGAATCCAACTTCTTCTGCAAAGCGTCAACCTTATTTTTTACATCTTTGATGTCACTTTCCTTAGTTTTTATACTCTGCTTATACCTTTCAACCTGTTCGCTATAATACTCAACATCAGATTCATACATATCAACACCTAAACCAGTGCCACTTTCCTTTGCCTTTGAAAGTTCTTCCTTAGCCTCATCAAGTCTTGATTGGTACAAATCTACATAGGATTTTGCATCTTTCAACTCATCCTCCAATAAATCAAGACCAGACTTGGTATCTATCAAATCCTGTGCGACAGTATCATAGTCCTCATTAATCTTGAAGTCAGAAGGATTCAAATCTTTCAAAACTTTCAACTCATCTTGAACTTGTTTGGCTCTCATCTTCGCAAATGGGGTGTCTCCAACGGATGCAAGTTTCTTCTCATCAGCATCTATCATCTTTGATATAGCCTCTTTTGCGGAAATATTAAACTTATCCATATCAAGGGCAACTTGATAGATAATTGATGGAGTTTTATACGTCATAGGCTTACCTTGATACATCAGTCTTGAAGGCGCATTCTTTTTTGCATTCGCCTTGGCATAAGCCTTGGCAATACCTTCCACCTCGCTCACATAGGTTCCCCAGCCGTAAGCCTGAGCACCCTCACCACTACCCATAAAGGAGTGGTCGAACTTGTCAAATGATGCTTGTGAGCCATGGTAAGTCTTGATGGAGAACTTGGTGTGCTCTGTGATTCTCATATCCTCAGGCTTGAAGACAACATAGTTGGTATCGCCCTTTTTAGCACCACCGAAGTTACGTCCAGCCTTGTACTTAATACCAGTAAAGCCAACAGAAGAAAGGAACTTGCTTATTCCTTTAGTTTTTTCAGGCAAATCATACTCTGTTCCAGTTAACCCAATATACAGAGTACTATTGTAAACATTTTCGCCAGTTCTCTCTAAAGACTGACCTTTGCTTTCTAACGTCTTAATATCTACACCAAGATGCTCCAACCCTTCACGAATGGCATCCTGCTGCTTTTTACTCAAAGGCTTATCCCAATCCAGATAGTTGCTGCCATTATCCTCAGGAATATCCACCTCATAGAGGTTATGGTATGGCTCAGCCAACTTCTTCATTTCATTGTAGAAGTCAATCTTTTCCTGCTCTGTAAACTTGTCATTCATGGCTATTTGCTTATCACCATGCAGGAATGATTCGAGAGTAGGATATTTCTTGGCGAACCTTGTACCATTAGAACGCTGAATGCGATAATATGCTTTAGAAGGGTCATTATCCATCAGAGTAGCATAGCTTTTTCCTATCTTTTTGGATGAAGTAACATAACCACCCCAACCGAATACTTGGGAGCCAGCACCCTCGCTCATGTGGTCGAAGTCAAACTCTGTGAAGTCCGCACCGCTACCATGATACACCTTCAGCGAGAACTTAGGAGAGGAGTTTCCATCCTTATCCTCCAATCGCATAGTGTCGGAATTGAACATCTTTCCGCTCTCACGCTCGTAGTCGTACTCGACAGGAATGTCTGGGTGAGCGGCATTCCAATCGTCAATCACCTTACGGCATTCGTCATCACTAATTATTCTGTTAGCCTTGAATGAGCCAGCCACATACCAACCAACTCTGTCCGCCTGTGATGCTGCCTTGTTGGCATTGGTCGCCTTAAGGTAATAGCCATCTTCTGGTATTCTGTCAGGAATATCCTTGTCAGGATTCTTCTGCGCCTCGTCATTGTAGTCAACATCTGCGCTAATCTCTCCCTCTACCCATACGAAGTTGTCGTCACGGAGGTTCTTCTCCTTGCCCTTGCCAATCTGTCTCATCGTTGGAAGTGAGCCAGCATGCCACCCTGGTCGCATTGAGAATGTGCTTACTGACCCAGAACCATTGATACCAAGATTCCAATACTTTCTGTTCTCGCCATCGAAACGTTTCTGTCCATTCTTTGTGTTCTCAATGTAGATGAATCGGGAGTTATTGTCAGTAGCCCACCGTAAAGCCTCCTTGGAAGGGAACTTTCCAATCTTGGTTACCTTTCCATTATCCTTGGTGTAGAGGTCTGTATGAGCGTTGTACCAATCCTCGAATGACATAGTCTCGCCAGTCTCATTGTTGACGATATGCACTCCCGATGGAAGTGAGCGAAGCTGCTCTAGGTTAGGGGAGTCGGCATCGTACCATACATTAAGCTTGGTAGGTGACTTCGAGTCAATGAAGAGAGGGTTGAGAGTATTGTCTTCCAAGCCCAATCTCATTAACTTATAGACCTTGATGGTATTCTTTGGTGCAGGCTTCTTGCGAAGAGAATAGGACGTTCCCTGCTCACCTGTGGCAGTGGCGATGTCGGCTGCATCTCTGTTCATCGTCTTCACGTAGGCTTGTTCGATAGAACGGATGATGTTCTTGGTCACATCGCTATACTCTGTACCATAGAATGCCAACTTAATCTTCTGCAATATCTCATGTATAGCAGCGAGCAGAGGATGGGACATCTTCATAGCGAGCGTGTGAGCCAAGTTGAGGTCACGAATCATTTCGCCTACCGCATCAGCAACAACCTCCTCAGCATAGTAATCTCTAGCACGTCCAGAGAATCCAGCATCAGAATACCTCTTCATAGTCTCATCTACCGCCTTATCGAAAGCATCAGAGCCATAAGTATCAATCATAAGCTGAGTCAACTCATTGTATGCAGCAGGATTCAGGCTCTTGATTTGGTGAGTCATTTCGTGACCGAAGATAAACTGAGCACCTTCCGTGATGGAAGAGTCAAGGGTGATGAATATGGTACGATGAACGTTACCATCAGCATCTTTGGTCTCCTGAATCCAGCCGTTACCCAACTTATCAGAGTACTGCCATTGAATGCTAGCACCCATCATCTTAGCCAGTCTCTCAAAAGCCTTGCGAGTCTTCTGCCCCACGATGTTATCAACGACCTTCATATCGTCAACCTTATTCTTCTCTACATCAGCTTCACGTTCAGATGTTGTCTGCTGTATGCCATTCTCCTTAGCAGAGAAAGGAAGGTCAGTCTGGTCTCTCTGTGCGCCAAGAGGTTTATCATCCGTTGCATCCTCAGGAACCTCAATAGTATCACTACCCTCATTTAACTTGTTAGGAAAGTTGTTCTGCTTATCTACCTTCTTGTTGATAAAATCTCTAAACTCTCTAGCTGTATCAGCATCATAGAACGTTGCACCATCTGTAAGTTCGCTGTCTATGTTAGAAGAGTGTTTTGCGTCACGTCCTGCATTGAACTCCTCTTGCAGTTTCCCGAGTTGGTCAACGACTTCCGCATTATCAGGGAAATAAGCTACCTGATTAATATTCTAGCCCTCATCAGGAACAAGAGTGCTAACACCAAAGCCATCTTTGCACATCAAGAACAAATCTGCGTAGCTATTTAACTTAGATGTAGGGTCTATCTCTAAGCCTTGTTTCTTTGCCCATTTTGCAAGTTCTACGACATATTCATTGATAGGTTCACCTTCCTTGTCAAAAGCAGGCAAACCTAGTTTCTCGCCCTCTTCCATAGCTTTTTGCTGTTCATGGGAAAGTTCAGGAGCATTTATATTCTCATTTATATTGTCATTTATCTTCTCATTCTCCTCAGCCTTCTTCTCTTCCTCCTGCTTAGCCTTCTGCTCCTCAGCGTATGCTGCATCATCAGCCGCCTTCTTCTGTTCCTCAAGAATATTCTCAGCCTGAGCGATACGAAGATTCTCAATGTAGTTTCTAGCTTCCGAAGCCTTGAAACCGCTAGTGAGCACATCAATAAGAGCATTACGAATTTCCTGCGTGTCAAGAGATTCAAGGTTAGATGGACGATTCTCCCACAGACTATGTACAAGGTCATCAATGGTAGTTCCCTTGCCGTCAGCAGCGAGCAACTGAGTCTTAGCAAAGTCTTCTCTACTCAATCCAGTCTCTTGCTTAACACCTTTGCTTGTCTCAGTACCCTCATAGTTGAGAGAGTGAGCACCAAGATTACTAGCCACATACTCCTCAGCAGTAAGCGGAATCGTATCTGTCACGTCAATGCCAGTGCCATCATACAGACGATGTAGCAAGCTGCCTACAGTCTCCTTATATAGTTGTGCTACAGCCTCAGCATCATTCTTCACAGCACTCTTCAAGCGAGCGAACTTTCTTCTTGCCTTCTCAATGAGTTCCTTTCTACCCTCAGCAGTATCTTCCACCTTGGCAAGTTGTCGCTCATTATAAGCATCACGGATAGCGATAGCAGAGTCATAAGCCGCCTGAGCATCAGCAATAGCCTTCTCCTTGGCATCCTTAGCAGCCTTCTGTTCCACGAAAGTCTTACCCTTTACGGTCATGTTGCTAGCCTTGTCGAGTGCCTTCTTTGCATCAGACACATATCCAGATACGATACTATCTGCATCCTCACCAAACTGAGTATCATACAACTCAGCAGTCTGTGCGGCTGTCAGCTTCGAGAAGTCAGGATTGCCATCCTCCAGCATAGGCACGATGGTTCCATCTTCAAGGGTAATGGCAGGAGCAGCAGGAGTCTGTTCAGTTGCAGGAGTCTCAGCAGATTCAGGAGCAGCAGTCTCCTCAGCAGGAGCAGCAGTCTCGCCCTCTATTGTCGGAGTCTCCACCTCTATCTCACCTCTATTCTCTCCACTATTATCCTCTATCATTGAGGATTCAGGCATAGCTTGTTTGTATTCGTCAAGTGACATAGAAGAGATTGTAGCCACATCTTCTTTGTTCACAGCATGAGGAACGAGAGTGCCATCACTCTTCAACTCAACTACCTTAGCCTTAGCACCAGCATCACGAATGAGGAACAATCTAGAGTCAGGATATTTGGTATTACCATCCTTGTCGAGCACATCAACGAGCACCACGTTACCATTATCATTAAGTATCTGATTGAAATCAAATGAAGGCTGAGTCTGTTCAGTCTCCTGAGTCTGCTGGGCTGCACGTTCCTTCTCCATCTGCTCACGCTCAGCCTTGGCAGTTTCCAGTCTCTTCTGGTCTTCCAAGTCTTTCATCTGCTGCAAGTCTGCAAACGAATAAGGATTCTCTACCACGTTACCATCTATAGAGATAGCAGCAGTACCATCACCATAGTCAGCCAACACCTCATAGGTATGTTCAGTACCATCAGTATCAGTCACATTGAACTGGGAGCCAACTTCAACGGTTCCATCAATGATGCCAGCCACTTCTTTGATAGCATTCTCTTTAGCATCAGCTACCGCCTGAGCCTTCACATCATCAGCAGGGAGTTCTTCGCCTAGTTCAGCAAACATCAACGCATCAGCATGTTCTACACTATTCGTTGTCGGGTCATAGTATAGAATCATATCATCGCTATTACTTACATCAATGGAGCCATCATCATGAGTAGCAATATTACCACTAATAATGTACACACCATAGTCTTCCAAGCCGCCTGATGCTTTGATAGTAACGTTACGGACAGAGCCACGACTCTGGTCTGTGTACATATCCACTCTCTGCTCTGCCTGATGAGCAGCGAGGTCAACCTTATCTTGTGCATCATCAACCACACCTTGGTAGCGAGCAGAAGACAACTGGTAGTCATAGATAGCTTGGTCAAGTTTATCGTCCTGCCCAGTCATGGATTCCAGTTCCTCATCACTCATGGCAGATAGCTGCTGCTCAGAGATACCCAATGCTGCTGCAAGAGTCTTCATCTGGTCTTCCTGCTGAATCTGAATATCATGCTTGTCTGCATCATCAGCATCATGTCCCTCAGAATAAGCGTTGTCAATATCTGCCTGATGCTGCTCCTCAGGAGTTGTAGGCTCATTGGTAATCTCCTTGGCATTCATTTCAGCAGTCTTGGCAATATTGTAGCCACGCATCTTCATCAGGTTGACACCATAGTTAACAGCAGCATTAATCTGCTCCTTGGTCATGGTATCTCTCTGTCTGAGAATATCAGCCAACACACCACCCATCTGCTCGTTGGTTGCGTTGTCTATCTTATCCTTGATGTCTGCCCAGTTATCGCCCATAAGGTTCTGTGCATCACTATCAGCCACGTTTACCTTGTTGCGGAATCGGTAGTACTGAGCACGATTGTTGATACCTTTTACCGGTCGGGAGCCAGCACCCATCGCATACATAGAACCAACAGAGATAGCCATACCACCGATGATGTCAAGTTGCTGTTTAGTATCAAGAAGGTCAGAGAACTTATTGTCTCCATCCAATAGAGCATGAAGAGGAATGCCAATTTCTTCCTCCATCACTTCTTCACCGAAGCCATTGATGCCGAACTTCTCCATCCACTTTTTTGAATTGGTGTACCAGCCACTTTTGCCGATATTCTTGAAGAACTCAGCAGAAGCATTCATACCATGTTTTTCCATGAAGTTGACAGCACCCTTCTTGATACCATAGTTGTGACCGAAGAGTTTTTCTGTATAGTTCTCCACCATAGCAGAGGTCATACCCTTATAGAGCGCAGTACCCATAGACTCGCCACCTTCATGCAGGAGATTTCCGTTCTCATCGAAAGTACCGAACTTATAGTCACCCTTCTCATCCTGATACAGATTACCAAGATGTCGCTGCATGATGTCAGCACCAGTCTTCAATGCCTGTTCTGTTCCAGCCATGGCATAAGAGCCTATAACATCGCCAGCCACGATACCAGTATTCTTCAAGATAGCAGCACTCACCTTGCCCATGCCACGCTTAGCAGCAAACTTCAAGGCTCCACGACTTATACCCTTTGTAATGCCACCATAGCCGCCAGTCAGGAAGAAGTCAGCCATAAATGGGAGAGACTGCCCTGCAATCTTCGTCCAGCGATAGATGTTACCCATCTTCTCGTCTTCGAGAGCCGCCGCAGCATCCGCACCCAGTTTACTCTTCAAGAGCATCTTATCAGAACCAGAGAGAGGTATATTGTTATCCATCTTTGTCTTGATACGCTCCATCTGTCCCATTGTAGCAAAATCTGTCAGACCGAAATCCCAAGTCTTGGCAGTAAAGACAGTATTGTCAAGAGCCTTCAAAGCATCCTCACCCCAGCTACTTGTAGGGTATTGTTTAACCGCTTCAAGCGCACCAATCTGCTGAGTAACAAGAGATAGAGAGGTTGCCAACTTATTTCTATAGTCACTCTGCTCAGCATTTCTTCCGTTACTTGCACCAATACTAGCACCATAAGAGAGCAGAGGATTGCCATGCTGACGATTGTCTTCCGCTATAGCAGCTTCAATCTCCTTCTTGCGAGCATAGGCATCAGCCAGTTTCTTATCAAACTGCTTTTGAGCACCCTCCTCAGTGAGATAGGTTCCATTCTTGCCGATGTTCTCCTGCAAGTCATAGTTACCATTCTTGTCACGAACATCAAATGCAGATGGAATCTCGCCAGTATCTACCGCTTGCTGATAAGCGTTATTCTGCTCGTCAAGGATAGCTTGTTTCTGCTCAGCATCATTCTGAGAATAAACATTTTCATTGTCCGAGGTAACGTATGCCCCAGCCTTGCCAGTCTCAGGATTGTATGCGAAATTATCCTTCACAACATTGTTTGCATCACCACCATAAGGAGTCTTGTTTGTACCCAAGTTCACACGACCGAAATCCTTCTGCTGTTTCTGCTTGCGTTGTTTCAGTCTGTTGTATCTGCCAGCATTGTTCATTGTCTGCTGAGCACTAGACGAGATAGCTGCTGCCCCAGCAGAGAAACGAGCACGGTCAGCAGCACTCATAGGAACACTACCGCCCTTCGCTCTAGATGAAGTCTTACTTCTAGGTTCAAAAAGTGCAGAATAGAAACGCTCATAAGTATCAGGAACATCAAAGTTCTGAGCCTTCAAGTTCTCATAGATAGCGTGTCTGTTATCCGCACCACCCTTTCCGTCTCTTGTCAGGGCACCCTCAAACTTATTGTAATCATCAGGCACATCATAGTTCTGTGCTTTCAGATTCTTGTATAAAGTGTATAATGGTCTTTCTGCCATGATATATATTTTTTTTGTTACCTTTTCTGTTACCAGTTTACACCAGTCTTCTTCTTTCCACCATTGTTGGATGATGATGTATGGTTCTGTTTAGTCTTACCATGCTTACGCTGATAGGCTATCTTCTGAGCCTTCTTCCCTGCTGCCGTCTTAGGAGAGTAGCCCATTTTCTTTACTTCCCTTGCAGCCTCAGCCATACCATCAGGGTCTTTCTCCATCAAATCCATATACTCATCAACTTCTCCTGAATACGAACCCTTTCTTGAACTGCTACTACCCGACTTGTTCGCACGAATACGACCAGTTGCAGCGTTAATACGCTGGATAGCTTCTTGTGCTTGCCAATGAGAGATTTGCCCATCAGCCAGAGCCTTCTTGATAGCCAAGATAGACTTCTTGTAGTCTACATCAGTATCATACTTCATCTTAGACAAATCAAGTCTTCTGTTTCCTTGGTCAATTCTCTGTTGACCTTGGTCGTTCTTCACCTTATTAATGTCGTTCTGCATATCATGATACCTCATCAGCTCAGCGAGAGTCAGGTTGTTCTTACGAGCTTCCTCATCAAGAGCAAGTGCCCTCTGGTAGCCAGTCTGCCAAGCCGCCCGATTCTTCTCACGCTGGGCATCCATATAAGCCTTGCGCTTATTCACCGCCTTAGTCATATCCGACTCAGGATTGTGTACCACCTTGGCTCCCTTGGTAGCGAAGTAGATATTGGAAAGCGCACGAAGACCATCACCCAGCGCAGCGATACGAGCCTTAGTCCGCTCCTTCTTCTCTCTGTTTGCCTTCTGTTCAGCAGTCTCCGAAATATCAGGATTCAGCATCTTATACATGTCGGCATAGGTCAACTGCTTTTCCTCTGGCTCCTGCTTAGGTTCAGGCTTCGGCTCTTCCTTCTTCACGATAGGGATAGAGCCATTCAGCATACCTTCGGCAGTCTGCTGGTTCATTCTCACCGCTTGCTCATGGGCATCCTTTGGAGGAGTAAGCTGCTCCTCCTTACCATGGAGCATAGCTTGTGCAGTGTTCATATTTATCTGTTCAGGAATAGCCTTCTGTGCTGCATCCACACCACTCTGCTGCTTGTTGAGTACACTCTGTGTAGTCTTCAAGCCATTATTGTTTCGTAACATATCTGATGCTTTCATAGGCTATGCTTTTACTTTCTGTTCCTGCAATTTCGCACCAAGACTATTCAGCTCACCTTGCGATGGCAGTCCAGTAGTCTTAGCCTTCAAGCCAAGAGTATCGTTTGGATTCTTGTCTATACCATTCAACTGCTCCTTAGTCACATTCATATTCGGTGCTTTCTTCACACCACCACCAGCACCACTATCAATCGTTGCAGCGATGTTGGCAGCAGTACCAGCCACACCAGCAACGGCATTGGCGGTATCAGCAGCCTTCTCAGCTTCAATACCCATCTGCTGACTATTCAACTGATTCTTGCGCTCTCTATACTGCTGCTCGATGTTATCCTTGCGAGCATCATTTGCAGCTACAATCTGTGATGTAGTATCTGCAAGAGTCTTGTTGTTCGCTTCCTTAACCGCAGTAGTTGAATCTTCCGTACCGCCCATCACCGCCTGTCTTCCCTTAGCAGCCTTATTGCGGTTCTTAATCTGCTCCTGCATCTGGGTAAGCAAGCGCACGGTATCAGCACGCTTGGTCGGGTCGGCATTATATGTTCGGTCATACCATGCCTGATTTTCTCTCTGTTGCTGGGCAATCATCTGCTCCTGCTTACGTCTCGCCTTGCGGTTAGCTACACCACCAGCGATACTACTTGCAAGTCCAAGACCTGCCCCAATTAATGCTCCTAACATATATATGTATTTTAATTATTAATAATGTGGCAAAGTTAATAATACTAGCCGAAAATCATATTTTATCCGTTAATACTCGTGCTTCTGATTCAATTATTAACGGATAAAACTCGCATATAAATAATAATTAGTAACTTTGCGGCATTAATAGACAGAAAAAATATGGCAACAGAAAGAAATTCTAGAGGTCAGTTCGAGAAAGGACGAGCAAAGACTGGAGGTAAACAGAAGGGATATGAATCTCCTATCAAGAAGGAGTTTCGTGAACTCTGTGCCGATTTTTCCAGAGAGGCCTGGGATGATTTTATGGAAGCTTGGTATAAGTGCGAGCCTAAAGACAAGGTATCAACTTTCATCAAAATACTGGAGTTTAATTGCCCTAAGCTACAGACCGTCACTCTTGACGATAAGCGTGAGGTTCACAATGCGCTTACCGAGAAGTTAAGACAGATGTCAGAAGAGGAAGGATGATTCTTTTTCGTTTAAATAGTACGATTGTTTTTTCATAGGTTTTAGGTTTAGTGGTTTTAAGATTGTAAGTTAGGATAAGAGTAAGGGGAATGCGTGAGCACTCCCCTTCTTGTTTCCAATTCTTTCCAGTTGTTTCCAAATTGGAAAGATTCACTATCAGCGACCGCCTCTAGCCCTTCTATCCCCAGCCATGTCCGTCTTGGAACCACGATTCACCGATGATGGCTTATACCTGATTCCTGAACATGTATGGCTAGCATCCATACCCTTGCGAGAAGCTGCCCCATACTTCTTATCGTGGGCAGCGTTGTGCCGAGCCAATTCCCTACGCTTAGCCTTCTGAGCAGGGGAAGACTCGAACTTAGTATCGTAGGAAGCCTTTCGTGCCCTAGCTGCTGGGTGAGTTCTATAATAATTTGCTGATTCTGATACCATAGTTACTCCTTATCTTTGTCTTCCTTCAACGCATCATCAAGATACTTGTCAAGAGCCTTAATGCACTTATCAGGAATCTTATTAGCATCCTTGTTTTCTTTGAGATAATCAATAGTGCCACCTACTCCATAGATGATAAGCAGACTCTTTGTGGAAGGGATGAATACACAAATAGTTGCACCAAAAACCAAAGCATATATAGAACACTTAATCTTTCTTTTTATCATTTTAAAAGGTTCTTCATAATCAGAACCGAACGTAATCGTCCAGATACCTAAACCAAGTAACACTAAAATAGATAAAAAAACGACAACTTCACCACAAGCATGCAAGTTGCCCAAAACACCTAACCAATATAATTCACTCATAATCTTAAATTTAAATTAATATATCTATCTCCAATAAAGTTCACGATGTTCCTTCTTCAACAAATCCCCAGTTCTGCACCACCAGTCATTCGGACTCGCTTTAAGATACGCTTCCTCCTCAGGGCAGTACTCTTCATGAGTAAGGATAGGATGAGAGGTAGGCTTGAACTGATGCACACACAGCAAGTCTGCATGATTGCCACCATAAATTCTTGGTGGCATAACATCTTTCGCCTGATGCCATACCTTGTTGAGGTCAATGAGGTCTGCACCATCCAGTTCCTTCAAAGCATCATCAATATTACCCAGCACACGATTCAAGACTTCTGCCCTATCCGTGCCGCCCTTAGCAATTAACCACTTAGCATCACTCAGGGCACTTCTAATCAATTCATTCAATTCCATAAGCTATTTATCTTTAATATTCTGAAATATCTCTTTCAATTTTTCTCTTTGCTTTTCGATTCTATCCCTCTTCTCCTTTTTTGTAAGTTTCTTAATTGGAGGGTAATCTTTGACAGCTTCAACAAACAAGTTCCTTATATCATCAACAAAAACTTCGGTGTTACTAATACGAAGTGTTTTAATGTTTAAACCCAAAAGTTCTTTATCTCTGATTTTGTCTTTTTCTTGTCTGTCAGCATGAGACCACCCATCAACCTCAATAGCGACCTGAATGCTTGGAAGATAAATATCTATAAAATATACATGGTCGTTAACAACTATAGGATGCTGTATCTTTGCCGACTTTTTATATTTTCGAGGCAACTTCTCTAACAAGAACCTCTCCGCTTTAGGGCGTGTAGAAATTAATTTTCTACGATTTTCCCTTATCCATATCTCTAATTTTTTATTCATATACTATAAAATTTAAAATGGATAGATTTTTGATTCCTTTGGATTCTAGGTTCCCCTTAACGCACACGTGTGTGAGCGCATCAGAAAACCTAAGATGTCATGGATGAGTTCCGTCAACCCCCATCATCTGGTCACTTGATAATTCTACATCAGTTAACCTAAGCAGCATAAGGAGTAGATTCCCCTCCGCTCGTCTTCTGCTATTAGTTCCTACGATTTGCCATGCGGTCTTCCTTGCAATTTATAGACTTGATGAATCGGAAGGTATCTAGCCCATAGTCTTCCATCTTGTCTTGTCAAAAACTCTGGGATAAAAAAGAGGAATCCCAAGGTCATGTTGCGCTAACCAAGGGATTCCATATCTCGTAGGCTTAAAGCCTGAAAGGAGGACAAATCTGTATGTGTCAATCGCAACTTTGACGATGCAAAGATAGAAATAATTTTTGGAACCTCCAAATGATAAAAAGTGTTGAATATAAAAGAAATCGAAAATAGATATTAGTAGATGTACAATAGGTACACAATAGATGTACAACAGGTATCAATGTTAATCTAAGTTAAAGTCTTTTTGAAAACTAATTATGAATAAGATTTAATTCTTATATTTGTTGTTGGCAAGTTCGTTACTTTGCAAAGATTAACACTTTATTGTTACTATTTTGTTACCCACTAAAAACAAAGAAATAAGAAACTATCTATAAACCAGACATTTAGCCAATAAAACAAATCATATTGGAATAATAAAGATAATTATTTTAAGCTGTTAAACACTTACACATTCTTTTACCACCGTGGTTATCTCTATGCGAAACTCGGTTGGTGTGCCGCAACTGGGCAACTCTTAATGCTTGATTTCGGGTGCAAAAGTACATCATTATTCTGAAACCACCAAATTTTTTCGGGATTATTTTTCTTGTTTTTTTCCTTCTTCTAAGAAGAAGATTTTTCGAGGTAGCAGATAGCAAGGAAGAAAATTCCTTAAATGGTTAAACTTTCCTATATTTGCATTATAATAGTATCATAATAATAAAATTATAATTACCTTTGTACAATGATTATCAGAAAGATATAAGACTATTCAAAGACTATAAAGAAGTAT